TCATATCGCGACGGGCGCCTTGATGTGCGGCTGCGCGACATAGTCGTGGATCGCGAAATCCTCATACTCGTACGCGTCGATCGACGGCGCCTTGCGGAGGATCTCCAGCCGCGGCAGCGGACCCGGCGTGCGGCTGAGTTGCTCCTGGGCCTGCTCAAGATGGTTGAGGTAGAGGTGGCAGTCGCCGCCGGTCCAGATGAAGTCGCCCACCTCCAGCCCGGCCTGCTGCGCCAGCAGATGGGTGAGCAGCGCGTAGCTGGCGATGTTGAACGGCACGCCGAGGAAGATGTCGGCGGAGCGCTGGTAGAGCTGCAGGCTCAGCCGACCATTGGCGACATGGCACTGGAACAGGCAGTGGCACGGGGCCAGCGCCATCGCGCCCAGCTCGCCCGGGTTCCAGGCGGAAACGATCATCCGGCGCGAGGCGGGGTTGGTCTTCAGCGTTTCGATCAGCTCGGCGATCTGGTCGATATGGCGGCCGTCCGCCGTCTCCCAATCGCGCCACTGCTTGCCATAAACGGGCCCGAGATCGCCATTCTCGTCGGCCCATTCGTCCCAGATGCTCACCTTGCGTTCCTGCAGCCAGCGGACATTGGTGTCGCCGCGCAGGAACCAGAGCAGTTCGATCAGGATCGAACGGATATGGAGCTTCTTGGTGGTGAGCAGCGGGAAGCCTTCCCGCAGATCGAAGCGCATCTGCGCGCCGAACACGCTGCGCGTGCCGGTACCGGTGCGGTCCATCACCTCCACGCCGTCGTGGAGCGCGCGGGCCATCAGATCGAGATATTGACGCATCGGCGAAGCCTAGCGGCGGCAGGCGCGCGAGTCATCCGCCTTCGCGCGTCGGCCCATTGCTCCGCTTCGGAGCGGGTTGCGGTATGGCCCGCAGGACCATGGTGGCAGGGAAGGGCCATGCCGCCTTGCTCGCAGGCCCCTTATATCGTCGACGCACCGGCCGCGCAGGCATTGTTCGCCCGGCTCGGAACGGCACCGGTCGAAATCGCCGCCTTTGCCTATCTTGCCCGCGACGGTCGGCTGCTGGGCATGCGGCATTTGCAAGTAGGGCAGGTGGACGCCGTCGACGTGCCTGTTCGCCGGGTGGTGGCCGATGCGCTCGCCTTCGATGCGGCGGCGGTGCTGATGGCACATAATCACCCGAGCGGCGATCCCAGGCCCAGCGCTGCCGACCGGGAAACCACGCGACGGCTGCTGCGCGCGCTGGAGCCAGTGGACGTGCGGCTGCTGGATCATCTGGTGCTGGCGCGGGGTGAGACAGCGAGCTTCCGGGCGCTGGGCTGGCTCTAGCAAGGGGCTGGAGCGGGTGAAGGGAATCGAACCCTCGTCGTAAGCTTGGGAAGCTTGCGCATACCCGAAAAAGTGACGGTTTTCTGCCGTTTCTGCATCGGCGCTACCGTGAACACAGGCGGAACATCCGGCCTGTTTCCCGCACTTTTACCGCAAGCTTACCGCGCGGAGATCGCCCGCCTGAGTGCAGCCGCATGACCCGTGAGACCGTATCCGTGCGCAAGTGGCGGCAGTGGGAGCGCAGGGCTGTAACGCTGCTCCTGAAGAGCCAGGATTTGCTGAGCGACATGATCGCCGAGCTTGGGGAAGATAGCGCAGAGACAGACTATGCGGACGGCGTTGTCGAGCAGGCTGATAACTTGGCGTATCTTCTGCACCGGCAAGCCAACGCGAAAGGCACCCTCAAGTGACCCGTGAGATAGTAGAGGAAACCGTGATGGAATGGATGCCGATTGAAAGCGCGCCGAAGGATGGGACGGATATCCTTGCCTGGTGTACGCAATTCAATGGCACACCGGTTATTGTCCGGTGGGATGACGACAAATACGCAAAAAATCCCATCCCCCGATGGGGAACCAGAGATCGCGTTTTTGGCGCTAGAGATTTCCTAACCAAGCCGCCGACCCACTGGATGCCGCTTCCCGCTGCACCCTCTGCCGCATGACCCGCCACCCCACAGAGGTAGAGATAGGAGGATGATGTGAGCGAGGAAGCAGAAAAGCCGCTGAACCTCAGCGGGTATTACATCGACTTTGAGCCGACCGGCGTGTTTGAGATTGACCTGATCCTGTCGGCAGTCGCTCGGGCAGGAAAGGCCTATCACAGCACCGAAGACTGGGATGAGGAAACGCCTCCCTACGACCATCGGTTCAAGGGCAACACCCCGCTGGACTGGATTCAGAACGCCGCGAATGATGCTGCTGCCGCTCTCTCCACCCCTGATAGGATGAAGGAGGAAGGGTTGTGACGACTAATGAAGATGGGCGCGTGCCAGAGGCCCCGGGCTTTCGTGCTTCGCATCGAGCCGCTGCGCGTCTCGCCCGTGCCGGCTTCAATCCCTCGCGCAAGGAGAACTGATATGGGCCGTGAAGTGCGCCGCGTGCCTGCCGATTGGCAGCATCCTAAGACCTACAACGAATATCGCCGTGAGATGACTTACGTCCCGCTTTTTGAGGGCAGCGATTACGAACAGCGCGCCGCAGAATGGGATGAGGAATGGGCTAAGTGGCAGGATGGCATATGCCGCGCGTACGGAGACGGTCCGGAGTGGGAGCCGATCGAAGAAAAGCACCGCCACATGCGCTACACCGACTATGCCGGCTCGCGCCCGTCGCCAGATGACTATATGCCCAACTGGCCCAAGGAGCAGCGGACGCACCTCATGATGTATGAGGACACTTCGGAAGGCACGCCTATCTCGCCTGCGTTTGAAACGCCGGAAGAGCTTGCCCGCTGGCTAGCCGACAACAACGCTAGCGCGTTTGCGGGTGATGGCGCGTCCTATGAGCATTGGCTGCCGATCTGTCGCGGCGGATGGGCTCCAAGCATGATCATGGCTGGCGGCGTCATGATGAGCGGCGTCGAGGGCATGGCGGAGCTGCGCGATAGCGATTGAAGCGCGGAGCGGCAAGACGCGGCACGCGGCTTGATCCCGAAGGGACGAAAGCGCGGTGGCGTAGCCAATCGCCCAAACACCAGCGGAAGGACCCTGACAATGGAACTGGTAGAGAGACTGAGAGAGACGCTTGAGACACGGGACAGGATGGCTTCCGTTTGCCCATACGACAAGCCACGGCCGCCCGCCCCAGAGAGCATATGCTCGATCTGCGGGGCCGACGACAACGATAGTTGCGGGCGCAAGGTAGCAGCGGATTATTGGCTCACTGAACAGGTTCGCGCCATCCTCTCCAAAGCCACCCCCTTAAAGGAGATCCCCAATGGATAAGCCAGAGCGAACCTCCGAAGGCGTGTTTCGCTTCCTGCCGAACGAGCATGTCCTCCACATCATAGGTTGGCCAGGGCCGGACACCGATGACTGCGAGGTGTTGCAGGACGACGGCGGCGACAAGGTGCTTATCCGCTATCAGGTTTACGGGAAGGGGCCGTTCCATGAGAATTGGGTGACCCGAGACATGATCATGTGGAAGCGCGGTAGCGAAACCAGCACCCGTTACCGTCAATGGAAGGCAGCCCTAGGAGACACCCCCAATGGATAAGATGGAGCGCGAGCCGCAATTTGTGTAAAAGCACCCCACAAGGAGGACGTATGTCAGACGAATCGTGGGCAGAAGAGTTTCGCATCCGCCACCGCGCGATGTTTGCGGCGCTGTCGGACAAGCCGCTGCCAGAGCCCACCCGCCCCGTCTCAAGGGAGCGCAAGCCCAAGGACGAAGCCAAGAGCGATGCGCCTGCTCGCTGACACCCGCACGATCAGGGGGGGGTATGCAGCCCTCCTGATCGCGGCGGCTGGGTTTATGCGGTGGTGCGGTTAGGCAGAGCGATCCTAGCGCACGTACCGGCCCCCGATCACATTACCAGCCGGAACGCCGCGCTTGCCCTCCACCAGATAATCAGGGGCGCTGTTGCCGGTGATCGTGACCGGCGAGACTGTGCGGAACCACGGCGCGTAGTTAGGACCAGCCGTGATGCGGTTGTTCAGGATATACTGTTCAGTGCCGCGTGCCAGGCTTACCGCGTTCCACATGGTCCCGCTGAACACGTTGTATTCGATGCGGATGCGGTCGTAGCCGCCGACGCCATCTTCGTCGCCGAACATGATCCCCTGGAACTCGTGCCCGGCGCTGCTTTGGAACGTGTTGCGGAAGATCAGCACATCCTTGCAACCCGATGGCTTCCGCGTGGTCCAGCACTGAATGCCGTCCGGATGCTCGCCGGGGAGCGGGCGGTAATCGCGGAAGGTGTTCAGCAGAATCTTGCCGCCACGCGCGCCGGGAATGTCGATCGCATCCGATCCGATGAACGTGAACATGTTGCCCTGGATGCCAAAGTTCGAGCAGTCGTCGCAGGTCAGCCCGATGTACAGGTCCGTGAAGGCGACGCCATTCACCGAGAAGCCATTGCTGCCCCGGATGATCATTCCCTGTAGATCGTCGCTCGGGTCGTTGTTCAGCGAGCCGTGCACGCTCCCGCCGTTGAAGCGAATGTATGCGCCGCCGCTGATCTCGATGAGCTTGTTGTATTTCGGCTCGCTCCCCCGGATGCGGGTGAACTCGATGCCGTTGAAGGTCATGCCGGTCGTGTTCTGCGTCACCAGCCGGGCAATGGTCGCCGGCCGCTGCGGATCGGCGCTCTCGACCGTCACAGGATTCCACCAAGTGCGGCTCTGTACGACGACCTGCCCGTAGTTGCCGGGGAGGAGAGCGATGCGCTCCCCTCCCTTGGCGTTCTTGAGGGCGACCGTTAGTTCGGCGGGCGTTCCGACAACCAGCGACGTGATTGCCGCTGCCAGGGTAAGCAGGCTCATACTAGCACTCCTTTAGCCAAAGGCCCCGAGGTTCGGCGTCGCCGTGTAAGCCACGCCATTGATCCCGCCGGGCAGCACCCGGAAAATGCCGGCGTTCTTGCAGGGGCTGTCCGCCGCGAGGGAGTAGTCGCCCCCGCCGGTGCCGTTGACGGTTGCCGATCCGCTCCACTTGATGCCTTGGTTGTTGACGAACTTCGGGTCCGTGTAGACGTTGGTGGTCGTCGTCATCTGCGCGGCGCGGCCAGGGTAATACTGGCGGAAGTCCACGCGATTAGGCCCGGCATCGACCATCATCGTGAAGGTTCCCGAGACGTTCACGCCGTGGAAGAACTCCAGGCCTCCCGTGCGCCCATCAGCGATGCTCTGCATCAGGTACAGGAACCAGCCGTTTTTGGTGTTCAGCTGGCCGACAATGTTGTTGTGGAACGTATTGTATTTGTGGGTGCGCGGTGTCGTCGCGTTTTCATCGTACAGCCAATTGATGCGCCCGCTGTTCTGCGCACCGACGAACGTATTATGCACGGCATGAACGTTTCGCAGGTTGTTCGTTCGATTATCGCCGCTGAACCGGACGCTTGGGCCAGTGCCGCTGATCCATTCAAAAACGTTATTGGCGAGCAGGGCTCCGTTTACCGTCTCGGACATTCCGAAGAAGTCATTGCTTCCGTTCAGCTTCATGAACTTATTGCTATAGACAATAAAGCCGTCGAAATATCCCGCCGTCCGGTTCGCGACCATGGAGATAACCCCACCCTCAAGACGGCACCCGACAATATTGTATACCTCGAAACTGGCGTAACCAGTCGTGGTCAGTCCCCGCATCATCCGCATTTCGGACGTAAGGGCCGGCAGCATTGCCCCGCCCGCGCCACTCAGGAACGTAACGTTGCCCTCAATGGAGAACGAGCCATTGGTCCAGAAAGGCGTTCCCGTGAAGCCGTTGGGATCGAAGTCAACATCACGAATAGACCAGCGCTTGTTTTTCAGCTGGTTCGTGCCGAGACGCTTCATAGTAATGTCGCGGATGCCCAGATAGTCGCAGCGGCCATTATACCCGGCAGTGCCGAAGCCATAGATCACGTTGGCCTTCGGGACCGCTGGATCGCGCTGCACGGTGATTTCGTAGCTGTTTCCGCGAGTTACGATACCTCCCGGCGGTTCCCACGTACCGGCCCCATAGAACATGCCAAGGCCATCAAGGCCGGTAGCCGTCAGCACCGCAACCGCCCGGTTCCAGCCGCCGGCCTCGGTCTGCGCCGGGCTGGCCTTCGCAAGCGCAGGATCCGGGCCGACATAGGCTGTCGAGTCGTTACCGGTGGTCGCGTCGTGGTAGACGTAATTGCGGATGCCGTTCTCGGCGTAGATCGTGCCGTCCTTCAGGAACTTCTGTGTGCAGAAGCCCTTGCTGTCCGCCACGCCATCGACGCTCTTGGCAACGCTGGTCGCGTCACCCTGCCACGGATAGACCTCGGCATTGACGGTGATTGGGCCGTTTGCCAGCGTCGAAACGTCTACATCGTAGTTGTATTCCCAGACCTTGATTCCGTCTGCGTCGCGGTTCGGCTGGGTCGTATCGACGGTGGGGTCCGTGATGTTCACGGTGATGGTGTTGGTGCCATCGCTGACCAGCAGCTTGACCAGCGCCACCGGCTTACCGTTGCGGGCCGCGAAGTGGTACGCAACGAGGCTGCCCTTCACCCTGCCCTTGACGATCCGCCGATCAAGCTGTTGCCACAGAACGATCGGCTTCGGCGCAGCGTCGGGGCTGTTGTTCGCGAGCCCGACGATGCTGTCGTGGCTCCAGATGGTGGCCGAGAGCACGGAGACTGTGGTCGACGGCGCGAGCGTCGGTGCGACCTGGAAATACGGCCCGGTGTTGTTGACGGTCTCGGTGTACGTGGTCGGCGCGCCAGTGCTGTCGAAGCCCGCCCGGGTGACCGTGTACGTGGCATTCGGCAACAGGCTATTGCCCGCCACCGAATACCCGTCCGCGGTGATCGTGTTGGTGGCAGACGCGGCGATGACGCTGCCGATGGTCGTCGGGTTCGGGCTGTTCGTTGCGCCGGCGAGCGTTTCGGTCGCGATCAGTGGGCCTGACGTGGCTGGCGTGCCGGTGATCGCCCGGGTCGTGCCGCTGGTCCCGATCGTAAGGCCCGCGATATTGAACGTTACGGTGCTGCCGTCGGTCAGGCCGAGCAGGTTCACGCCCGAGGCGGCCGCGCCTTGCGTGAGGGTGCCGGACAGCACCGGCGTGCCTAGTGTAGGGGCGGGTGTCGGCGTCGGGGTGCCGCTGCCGATCGACAACTGCGGCGTGGCGCCGAGGTCATCTTCGACGAATAGCGAGTAGACATAGCTGCCATCAGGCTGGCGAACCGAGCCGACGCGCCAATTCCGCAGCGTGCGGCCATTCGACAGAGAGGCGAGCGCCTGAGCCCGCAGTGCGGACGATGTCGCGCCGGTGATATCGATGCGACTATCGCGATAGCCCACACCGACGCCGGGCTCGTACTCGCGCAGGACGATGGTGGAGGTCGGGTAGGGGAGTGACGCGAATGAGACGACGCCGTTGACGTAGCTCCCGCCCGGCGAGCCATCGACCAGCACCTGAACGCGGTCGCGATAGGTGATGCCGTTGACAGCGGAAAAAAAGGGTCGCCCGACGACGCCCTGGGTAACGGCAAGGGTGAGAGCGTTCAGCGCCACGACGGTTCCTCGGCAGTTTCAGCCGTGGTCGCACCTCGAGCTTCTACAAGTTACCGCCGTCAATGGCTTGTGGCTAGCAAGGTCAGGGTTTTCATGGCATCCAGCCCACATGATCCTTGAGCTCGCCACCCCAGACAATTTTGATGCCGAGCGCTATGCCGCCGCGAACCCTGATGTCGCCGAGGCAGTAAAGCTGGGCATGTCCGCAAGGGAGCATTTCGAGAAGCACGGCATTTACGAGGGCCGGAAGCAGTTTGGCCCGCCAGCGGAGCCTTTGCCTCTGTCCGTCTTGCAAGAGCGGTTTCGACGCTTTGAATCCATCCTCGATCCACGGGCCGGCGGCGAGGGCAAGGCGTTCGCCTTCATTGAACACGAGGCATCTTTCCCGGTGTCGTTCGGCGGTGAAGCCTACGACGTCGGCGAATATGACGGCGAATCGGCGAATCACGGCTTTGCCCCATTTATCGAAGAGATCCGCGCCAATCCCGACAAGCTCTATCTCGACGTGGGTTGCGGCCTCCGCTCGTCCATCGAACCCAACTGCTTGTACCTTGAGGTCTACCGCTCTCGGTCGGCGGACATCGTGATGGAGCCGGACTGCCGCTATCCCATCGCGAGCAATTCACTCGACGGGATCGGCTGCTTCGCGGTGCTGGAACATGTCGAGGAGCCATGGAAGGTCGCGGCCGAGTTCCGCCGCATGCTAAAACCAGGCGGCAAGGTGTTCATTGACTGGCCGTTCCTGCAGCCGGTGCATGGCTACCCCAGCCACTATTACAACGCCACGCGCGAGGGGCTCCGGCGGATGTTCAGCGATGGTTGGGCGGTCGAGTCTTGCGACACGCTGCACAACCAAGGACCGGACTATACCATCTCCTGGACGCTGAACGAGCTGCTGGCCGCTTTGCCGGAAGCAGAGCGCGCGCGGGTGAAGTCGCTGACCGTGGCCGAACTGGCAGCACAGCCCCCGGGCGGCGATCTGTGGCGGGATGTCCTAGCTGGGTTGCCGGCGAAGACGTTCGAGACGCTGGCATGCGGCAACTCGCTGGTGGCAGCTAAGGTCTAGATCACTCGCAGATGAGCCGCTTGACGCCGATCTCGCGATAGAAGCGGCAGATCCTCGCGACTTTCTCGTGCTCGGACCTTCCCCACGCCTCATGCGCGACATCGAACGCGTCGAGCGCGGCTGCCGACGTGGCTGCCTCCGCTGTGATGATCGGCTCTGCCGCCGGCTGGATGTCAGCGCGCGGGGGGACAAGGAGTCCCGTGTTGCCGCATCCAGGTAGCGCAAAAGCGAGCCCGCTGGCGATCAGTGAGCGGAGCATCCGGAAGCTTATCGAGCGCATTCTTCACCTCCTGCGTGTCGTTGGCGATGATCGCCGTAATCTTGGCGCGATCGGCGTCGGCGCGCGCTGTGGCGGGAGCGGCCTTTTGCTGCTGCCCGGCCTCGTGTCGGGCGATCACTTTGCGGTCGTGGAATGCGAGCCAGACTCCGAAGCCGATGAGCGTGACCAGCACCGCGGCGCCGATCTGCCCGGTCCGCGTGCGGAGAAGGGCGAGGGCGGAAGCGATCATGGGGTCGCCTCCGTTTGCGCCTTAGCCTTGGCGACCTGGCGATCCTTCCACGCGATCGACCCTGCGCAGGCTGCGATGACAGTTGCGATGCCCGCGGGATAAGCGATGCAGAACGTCTCGAAAGACACCTGCACCTTTCCGGCCCACACGAGCGCAGGGGCATTCACGATGAAGGTGACGGCGCCAAACGCACCGATGACGCGCTGGACCTCGAAGTCGCCGCCGATGCCGCGGAGCGCGTTGAGGATGCTCATGTCCAACTTCCTGCTGAAAGCGCCGCCTGGAACTGGAGCGCATAGCCTGCGATCATGTCGGCCCTGTCAGTGCCGTTGATGATGCGGCGAGCCTCGGAGAACTGCGCGCCGGTCGCCGTGTCGCCGGGAAGATAATCCGCCAGCTTCTTGCCGGTGAACCAGCCCTCTTCCATGCCCCGAACCAAGATGTCTGCCGCGATGTCAGGCCGAAGCGCCACACTAAAGTCTCGCAGCAGCGCTCCATCCAGGCCCAGCTCCTCGTCGGCGCGCTCATAGTTCTTATCCCACGTCAGCTGCACGAGCCCGCGCCCATACTGCGCCTGGCCATACTTCCCCGGCTTGGCATAGGGCCGGCCGCCGCCCTTGCCGATCTCTTCGACAGGAACCAGCCGGGCCTCGTGCCATGCGGTCGCCAGGCCATAGGCCAGCCAGGAAAGCCGCCAGTGCGAGGCCTTGGTGAGCAGTGCGTTGATGGTGTCGACCTGAGGCTGGGCAAGCTGCCCACTGACAGCGCGAACGCCCTTGAAGAATGCGCCAGCATCGACCAGCGCGTGGGGCTTGTCCATGCCCAGCGCTTTAGCAATCGCGGCAAGTGTCGCGGGCCCAAGAACGCCATCCGCTTGCACGCCGACGCGCCGCTGGATCTCACGGAGTTCGGTCATTGCTTCGGCTCCTCTTCAAGCTTCACCGCCCCGTGCGCGACCTCGGTCACGCGGACATTCGTTTCGGAAAGGGCGGCCTGCATCGCCTGGCGAAGGCCGCCGCCGGCTTGGATCAGCAGACCTTCGAGAACCATGATGCGATCAGCATGGCGATCGAGAATTCGGTTGAATTCGAGCCGGTCCCGCTCGCGCTGCCGTTCATAATCCCGCTGATCGTCTTCGCGTGCAGCCTTGACGGCTGCCAGCTCAGTTTTGAGTTCGTCGATCCGCTTGTCGCCGAATTTGGTCCAGACCCACCGCCCGGCAGCCATCATGATCCCGGTCGCGGATACAAAGCCACCAGCATAGGCCGCCGCGAGTTCACCGCCGTGCTGTCCCATCAGGTCTACGCCCGGCATGCGTGCAGCCCTCCGCGGCGGAGGGTGACGCGTTCAGTGATTAGGCGACGGGCACGAACGGTCCACCGACCGGCGCCGAGGAACAAGATAGCCTGCGCCATGGCGAGGCCGTAGATGGCCCAGTAGCATGCGGACGGGAGAGCCCCCGCTGCTTGAGCAATGGCGCACACCATCATCGGCGACCACAATGCGGCAGCCATCGTCTCCGCTGCGCCAAGGCGCATCCGCATGGTAGAGGTCAGCATCAGCCCATAGAGGCAGGCGAGCATAAGGCCTTCGCCGCGCCAGGTGATGCCAGCACGCCAAGCGAGGATATTCACCAGCACGACAAGCATGGCGAGCGCCGGCACCACTGCGCGTGCCAACACAATCGCAGGCACCCCGAACGCCGCCAGGGCGAACCAGTAGAGATATTCGGGGTGCTGCATGATCAGCCCTGCTCCGTCGTGTCTTTGGGACCGGTTGGCGTCGGCGTAGGGGTCGGGGTCGGTGTCGGCTGGGGCGGGGGGTGTGCCTGATCGTCTGCCATGGTAGCGCTCCTTGTGGTTAAAGCGTGCGGACGAGGTGTCCGTCGAAGGCGGTGCCATCCATGGTGCCCAGCAGGTCCACGACCTTGGTGCCGTTGGAAACCACCACCAGCGGGTTCACCGTCTGCCCTGCGTTGAGCTGCACGGTCGCGGACACACCTCGGCTCAGTGTCGACGTTCCGGCCTCGGCGAACGGATTGAACTGCTCCGTGCGGTTGCCGGCTGGCGTGACGAGAAGCACGCTTGCGTCCGTATGCGCCGAAAGCAGCCCTGAGAGCTTTGCCGAGAAATTGAAATGGTAGATCCCGTCGCACGGCGCCGTGAAAATGCCGGTCGCGAGGTTGTACCCACTGCCGGCGTTGAAGGCCGCGGTGCCAAGGATCGGAAGATAGAAAGACCCATCGCCGGTCTTGTCGGTGAGCGTCGCGCTGGAATAGGCGCTGAATGCAGCACGGTACTTCCCCAGCACGTCGGCGGGGTCGTTGATGCGGACATTCGCATCGGTGTTGAGGATCCCGCCCTGGATTTCCGCGCAGGTGCTGGCGATCGAGACGCCGTAGCCGATGGTGCTGCCGCGCGCGTCGATGACAAGGTTGCCCCACCCCCCCTGCTTGGTGTTGCCGAGGAGCGACAATCCGGAGCCAGTCGCGGCGCCATAGCAGATGGCATTGACGTTGAAGGTCACGATGTCCGTCAGGCGTATGAAGTCGGTGGTGTCCCCGAATGCGGAGAACATCTTCCCGTCAATCGACACCTGGCCCTCACCCCCGGAGCTCGACACCTTCAGCACTGCGCCAGGATAGTGATAACCGTCGGTCGAGTTGCCGATTGCGCCAGATTCCTGGAACGCGGAGTTATATCCCGGCTCGATGAAGCCGCGGGCAAGCTTGACCCCCGCGCCGATGTTTACGTTGTTGATGTTGGACAGCGCCATCGGCTCGCGGGACGCGAAAATATCCGTATTTTCGATCGAGAAGTCACCGACGGCGGCGCCGACGCGCGCGAACGATAGGCCATCGCGGCAGCCGTAGATCATGGAATTCGTGATGTAGATGCTCTCCCACCAGCCCGAAATTTCGAATGCTTTCGTGCATCCATCCAGCTTCGTGTCGGTGAGCGATAGGAAGAATTGGGCATCGGAGTCGGTCGTATGGGCTTTGATGCCGACACCGGTCTTGCCTGGACCGCCGCCATGCAGACGGCAGGACCGGAGCGTGACAAAGCGGCACTGATTGATGTTGACCAGCGTTGCCCAGTATTTCGCCGGGCCGGTCGCCGTGCCGTAGATGCCGTCGGCGCCGATCACGGTTACATCCTCGAGGAGAATGTCAGTGTCGATCGACGCCGCATCGGTGCGGTAGACGCCGATCGCGGTATCTGTCCCCACCGTCGTGGTGGCGATCGTCATGCCGCGCACGCCCTTGATGTGGTAGCTGCCGTTGGGATTGCCTTTGCACGGCAGTTTTAGGCCGCCGGACGTGAAGACCAGCCGTGTCAGGCCAGAGCCAGCGCCCTCAAGGAAGCCACACCACGTCTCGGGCACCACAAGATCGCCGCCGACCTTGAATGTACCCGCCGGTAGGCGATTGAGGCCGGCATTGATAGCCAACTGCAAAGCGGCGCGGCTATCCACCAGCCCGGTGAGATCGATCGGGCCATTCCAGGTCACATCGCGCGTCACCGCCGTGATCGCTGCGGTGGTGGCGAGCGTCCGCTGGGCGGGGTTGGTGTCGCCGTCCTTCAGATAGACGGTGACCGTTCCATCGCCGTTGTCGACGGCGAATGCCTCACCCACGCTTGTCGCCGCCAAGCCGGCAGCTTTGGACGCATAGGTCGGGCCCGCTGCGGCCTCTGCCGTCGCGGCGCTGGCTGCGGCATCGGCATTGATCTTGGACACCGCTTCCGCATCGCTATCGCCCGGCAGAACGCCGAATAGCCCAATGCGGCGGAGCACGTCTGCATAGCTCTCACCACGCGCGCCGGTGACGACGATCTTCTCGACGGTCATACCGTCACCTCCGGATAAATGATGAGCTGCCCCCGGAGCGGCACGTCTACGATGCCGTCGGGATAGGTGACCTTCATGTCGTGGGCGACGCGGACGATCTCGCTGGGCAGCCCGATCGCGTGGAAGTCAGGGCCGTGCCACCGAACCGTGATCCTGCCAGAAAGCGGCTCCACGATGGAAACGGCGGCGGTGCCAAGTACAGCACCAACGCCGCCTACCGAACGGGCCTGCCATGCAATACTCGCTCCCGTCAGGTTGATCGGAGTATCATCGTCACCGGTCATGGCGAATTCGCGGAGCCAGTCACCCTGGCGCGGCACCTCGATGTCGAAGCTACGCGACATAGGCGGTGTCCTCCACGAACTGGATCTCGGTGTCGGCGTAGAGGCCGGAGACGATCTGCGCGGCAAGGCTTTGGCCAGGGACGAGACGGCACACGACGCAGGGCCAGTCGAAGTTCGCCGCGGCCCCGGAGGTGATAGCTTCTCGCGCGGGCGGAACAGTCCGGACTGTGGCGCTAAGGCCAGAGCGTGAGACCACCTCTTCCACGGTGTACGCGTGGACCCCTGCAGCGAAATCCATGCCTGGCTGGATCTGTCCGCCTTGGCTGACCGTGATCTGCATGGTGGTCGCACGCAGGGCAACAGGCACTGTGATGGTCGCTATGATGTGGGGGGAGGCGAACCGCACCTCAGTCGGAAAATAGTCGTCGTTCGCATACAGGTCGGACGGGGTTGCAAACCCGTTCCCGGCGATCGGGCGCGGCCCAGTGGCAACCGACAGCAGCGGGACCAGCACCGGGGTGGCGCCGCCCGCAAGCTTCGCCATCCATGCCTTCCACAGGCGCTGTGTGTAGGGGTCATCAAGGGCGATGCCGGACATGGTGATCATCCACCGTCCGCCGCCGTCCGCTTCGATCACGTCCTGCTCGCCAGCTAGCGACGTGCCGCCGGACACTACATCCGCCATCACGCCGGCTGTCACCGTTTCAGGGCAGAAGATATGAGCCGGGAAGATCGGGAGCATGTCGCGACGCTATGGCCGCGCTCGCCTAGAAGTTACCGCCGTCAGGTCAGTCCGTGCCGGGCTCAAGAGGCTGATACTTGATGTTGTGGTGCAAGATGCCGTTCGCGACATAGGTGTGAGCGTCTGCGACGGTGATCTTGGCGACCATCGCGCGGCCGGCTGGCGTGCCGATCGCATCCATGCGGATCCAGGAGCCATTGATCAGCATCAAGTGCCCCGCGGTCGCGCGCGTGCGCCGCTCGCCGATGTCCGCGGCGAACACTGCATCCTCCACGATCTCGATCGCCTCTACGGGGTGCGCCCCCCATTCGAACGTCGTCTCGTGCTGGGTCCAGAGCATGTCACCCACAGCCAGCTCGCCAGCCGCGCGCGTCGAGCCATCTGCCAGCAGCACGCAGGTGTCGGTGGTGACGCAGTAGCCGCCACCACCACCACCACCACCGCCGCCCACACCGCCGCCGCCCGTGGTGATCGCGAACGTCACCTCCGAGGAGAAATTGAGCAGGTCAGGCCGGCGGGTCCATGCGTCGAACGCCGCGATCTTGGCGTAGAACGTGCCGGATGCGAGCCCTTGCAGATAGGCGGGTGAGGCGCCGTTGTTGTAGAAGGCGGTGCCCTGGCTCAGCGGGTTGAAGCCAGCGGTGTTCGACACGTAGACCACATACCCGGCAACGTCAGCTTCGGTCAGCAGCGTGAACGCGACCTGCGCCTCAGTCGCCCCGCCCGTGGCAGAGACGCCCGTAACTGCGGAGGGCGCGGCGTTGGTCAGGATGGAGGTCGAGGCCTCATCGCCGGCACCGGCCGCGTTCACACCAGCGACCTTGACGATGTACTGGCGCCGGGTGCCGTCGAGCTCGGCCTGGGCAGCGGTGTAGGAAACGCTCGGGATCGATGTATTGATGGTCCGGACCAACGTGGTGCCGTCGGCGTCATAGAAGCGCCAGCGATACGACGACGCGCGCGGGATCGCTGCCGTGGAGAGGTCCAGCGAGTCCGACCAGTTCACCAGCGTGACGCCTGCGGCATCCTCCGGCGGGGTCGCGTCGGTGGCAGTGTTCGCGGTCACCGCAGACGACCATGCAGAGAGGCGGCCGTCGCCGGTGCCATAGGCGACCTCGACTTCCACGGAGCCGTTCGTCGGCACGAAGCCGGTCAGCAGCGTTACCGACGGCCCAGCGTCAATGTCCGGATAGCTGTCCGTCGACCAGGCGCTGTCGCCGACCTTCCGCCAGCGCGCGTACCAGGTCACGTCCTCTCGGTTCAGCCCCTCCGCCGTGATCGTCACGCGCACACCGCTGCCGGCGTCAGACACGGTGTCGTATGCCGCCACCGCGCTGGTCACGGTAGGCGTGGGGAGGGGCTCCCCTGCCACGCGGTCCGCGGTCGCTGCGGGGTTACCCTCCTCGGTGGCGGGGTTCCAGCTGTCGACGTTCGACGAGACGGCCACCCAGGTGAAGGTGACGCCACCGCTCTCGATGTTCCGGGTCAATCCGGTGATCTCGACGGGCCCGTCGAAGTAGGTGCGGCCCGCCACACGCAGCGCGAGGTGAATGAACCGGTGCCCGCGGACGGCGCGCCCCTCCACGGTGGTGGTGATCGTGCCGCGGAACACTGCATTCCGCCGCGCCATCTCGCGCTTGGCGAGGCGGCGGATCTGGCCGTGCGATGGGACCGGCAGGTCGAGCGTAGTGGACAGCAACTGCCCGCGTTCGGCGATGTCGTCCTCGTCGGTCCAGGCATCGGTCTCGACGCTGGCATAGTCGTGCTGGTCGGAGATGTAGGTGCAGACGAACTCGTTGATCGCCTTGTCGTCGTCCACGCCCACGCCGTTCCACTCAAAGGAGGCGATCTGCTCGGGCCCGATCGTCACCGTCGGCTCGTAGACCCGCCCCGCATAGACGACGTAGGCCCCATCCGCGCGGGGAGCCATCCAGCCGTCGCAGGTGGCCAGGATCGCGCCACGCACCTGCTTGTGGCTGTCGGTGTGGCTGTGAGCGACGCACGAGCGGTAGCGGGGCTCCGTGCCGCCAGCCTTCATCGGGACAGGTTCGTCGCAGACATCTTGGGCCGCCTGCCAATAGCCAAGGGCAGGGCCGATCTTGGCGTTCCAGAATGCCGCGCGAAGGGCGGCTCGCGTGGCAGGGTAGGCCGGGTCAGTCGCTGGAACGGTCGGCTGGGGGCACTCGCGCACCAGCATGTAGTGGGCAAGCTGGCGGATCGGGTTCTCGGTCCAGGTCCATCCCGCCTCGTTCAGTGGATCAGCGGCGCGGAGATTCGGGCACCGCTGCCAGCGCGCGACCATGGATGCCGTTGGCGCGCCGTTCGGATAGAACTTGAGATAGTCCTTCTCCTTCACGTTCTTCGCGATCATGGCGAGCATCACGACGCCATCGCCGCGGTGATTGCTCGTCCACTCTGGGACGATCGCGCCGACCTGGTTGAACCACATACCGGGCGCGCTGCCGTCCGTGTAGAGCAGGCGGATATTGTCGTTGCCGTAGCGACCGTCTGCGCCAGACTGTACATAGGCGCCGGCGACGGTCACCTTGTCGTCGTTGAGGTACAGCTGCACGACGCCGTCCATGCGCCCATCGTGCACCGCGCCAACATCGACCGCGTGGCCGTTGGTGCCGGTCTCGTACAGCGCGTAGGCCATCGCCAGCTTGGAGACACCATAGGCGGACACACGCGGCGGGCGAGGCTGCTTGACCGAGGTCGACTGCGTCTCCGGGCGCGATCCTCCGCCGCCAAGACCCGAGACGATCGAGCCGGCGATGAATGAACCCGCCAAGATCGCGGCGCTCGCGATCTGGCCCAGCCCGGGAATGGCGTTGACGACTATAGCGCCGGCGAGCGTGATGATCGAGCCGAGCGTCTTACCCACGGTGCGGCCTCCATGCCTTAGCGATTGCGCTGGCGGGGAGGGTGACGAACACTATCCCCCGGGGCGTGCGCAGGGCCCACATGGCGCCGTCGAAGATTGCGCCCGCCTCGAGCCCCGCCCGAGCGACGACCGCGATGTCTCCAGGCTGATACGGAGCATCAGCCACCGGCAGCGCATCGCCGATGCCATGCTCCCACAGGCGCAGCAGCCCGACCGATGCCTCCTGCTCGCACGCCTCCATCTCGATGATGTGGCGCCACGGAGCGGCGAAGTCTGGCAGGCCGAGCGCGACGCACCAGTCCGCCGGGAAGGTCGAGCAGTTCCACGGCGACGGATCGCGCGGCGCGTCGTGCAGGAAGTCGGCGAGGTCCATCAGCGCGGTCCCCAGCGCCGAGAGGTGCCCTGCGAGATCCCCGCGACGTGGCTGAACACCGCGTCCGTGGGGTACCTCCGGCGTTGATCTGCGTCCGTGAAGAAGTTGTTCGGCGCTCGGCTGCGGGCAGTGTCCCCGTTGGCAAGCGTGATCGTGACGGACTGCTCAGACGGGCTCTGGCGGCTGATCGTCATCTCCCGTGCTTGGAACAGTGCCTCCCATTCGATCGGGCCGACCTGCTGCCACGCTGCGTCGAACGTGATGCGGCCGAGCCACACAAAGGCGTTCTTGACCGATGCAGCCTCCTCAAAGGCAAGCCGCAGAGTTTCGTTGGAGACGCCGGAGAAGCTGAAGGTGAGGCGCTCGGCAGTGCCGTTGATCAGCTGCTGGAAGTCCGGGATGTTGATCAGTCGGCCCGCGCCGAGGGCAACCATGGGGGCCGGGATCACCGCGTCAGCAGCAATCGGCAGCCGTCCAGCGCCCGTCCAGAACAGGGCAGGCGGGTTGGACGCCACGTAGACGACAAAGCTCTCGCGATAGGCTGCCACATGCTCGGGTTATGCCGAGACGCAGGGGCGGGTTATCGCCGTCAGGTGCCGTCGTTCTGATACTGCGTCATGCGGCCCGGGACGGCCTGCAGCACCTGTCGCCCGACGGCAGAGGATGTGCGCGCCGCACTCTGGTTCGCGATCCGCTCCATGTCCGCGTAAAGCTCGCGGGTGACGACCGCGCCCTTAAGGTTGAACTGCGGGGCGTTCACGACGGTTTGCGAGGCACTGGGCCGCACGGCGTCAGTGCGGCCGAGCGGTATGATGGACCCACCCTGGCTACCCATCCGCAGCAGCTCCACGCCGCCTCGGTTCTCATTCACGCGGACAGTTTGCCCGGGCGCCACGTAGCCACCGGATGCGCGGCCGAACAAGCTGGCGAGACCGAGGATGTCGCCGCCGATGCCCGAGGCGAAATCCTTCTTGCCGCCGAGCGCCCCGAAGATCGAGTTGCCGATGAACCCGAGCCCGCGTCCGTCGCTCAGCGAGACATCCTGACCGGTCAGCAGGGACAGCGTCTTCTGCGCCGCGAGGATCGCCAGCGCACGTAGGCCCTGCCGCTTGAAGTCGTCCCAGAAGTTCTCCGTGCCGTCGGTGAAGAGCGTCTCGTAAATGTCGGCGAGGTCGTGGATGTTATCCTCGGCCTTCCGCTGCTGTTGCTGCTGGAAGCGTTCGTCTGCGCGGATCCGCGCCTGCGTGGACCGTTCCTCGCGGCGCTTTTGCTCGTCGTCGATGCGATCGGCGGTGTTGCCGAATATCTGGTCCGTGCCGAGCGCATCCTTGGCGCCCTGGACCGTGTTGAGCCACGACTGCATGCGGGCCTCGATGGCCTTCAGACGCAGTTCAGCAGCTCGCGCCGGCGTGATGATGCCGCGGTTCATCGCCTCGCCGATGGTGGCCAGGTCCGCCGCGAACTCTCGCGAGGCCGCGGCGGTGGGATCGTACTGGCGTTCGACGCTATTCAGCTTGTTTCGCAGCTGGTCGAGTTCGCGAGCCTGCTCTTTGGCCGCCCTCTTCGCATCAGCTTCTCGCTTGCGCTCAGCCTTTGCGGCGTCCCCGATAGCCTTGATGTCGCGGTCGCGCGTCTCGGTGAGCTTGGTGAGTTGGTCCTCGTACTGCTGGGTTGTGAGCAGTCCGGCCCTTCGCAGGTTGTTAAGGTTGATCTCGCCGCGCTCATAGCGGCCCTGAGCCCCAGCGCGGGGATCGGTTCGCTCAGTGACACGCTGGCGGGCTGCCCGAGTTTCGGCGTTGCGAACGGCCACCTGCGCTTGCTGTGCGGCAACATCCAGCTGCGCAATCTGCCGCTTCAGCTCTGAAATACCCTCAGCGGCTGCGGCAACGCCCGCGTTACCAGCTTGCTGAAACCCGTTGGTCGATAGTCCGGGAGCCGATCGCTGAGCCTCTAGCTCGGCCACTCGCCCCTGTAGCGATGCCTTGGCCGCCTCCCGCCTCGCCTGCGCTTCGGCAAGCTTGGCACGAGCGAGGCCTTCGCTGACTTGGATCTCACGCGTTCCGCTGGAGATGGCCTGGTCAGTCGCCTTCACCATATCGTTGATGGCTTCGGTCAGCGCCTTGGTGGCGTCCTTCTTCGTGTCTGTCGCGTTTGCGCCGGCCAACAGCTGCGCAACGAACGGTCCGAGGATGCCGAGAATAGAGAGGAAGCCGGGGAGGGCGACCGTCCGCAGCACCTGCCCAAGCCCTGCACCCGACGCGCTGATTTCCTGCAGCGCCTGCACCACCTGCGGGCCCTGTTGCGAGATGATCAGGAACGGCGACTGCCCGCCGGAGAGCTGAACACCGATGTCAGAGAGCTGGAAGCCAAGGTTACGCGCTGCGAAAGCCGATGCATTCGACGACTGCACGATCTGCTTCTCGGCAGACGCGGCCGAGCGCTCGATGCTCGACATGGCGCGCGTGAAGTTGCGCTCGGCGCCAGAAACGTTGCTGTCGAGGTTGGAGGTGTCGCCGATCAGGGCGACGACGACGCGATCTGCTTCGATTGCCATCAGTGCACCGCCATGACCCGCCGGAGCCTATCAGGATCCGAGATCGGCGGCGGCCCGCTCTCGTTCGCGTCGTTGTGTTTCGACAGCCGCGCTTGGTATTCCCACCAGGTCAGCTGTCGCCAGTCGCAGCCGAGGACGGCGCAGTTGGCGATGACCTCCGCGAAGTCGACCTTTTCGTCTTCCGCTTTGCGGTTGCCGGCGCCTTGGCCGGCTCGTCTTTTGGGGGCGAATAGCCCTCCACCCGCGCGCCGAGGATGGCAACGGCGATCATCCAGCACTCGCGCAGGGGAGCGGGGTGGACATAGGTTTCGACCAGCTGGCGGGCACGGATGGCCGAGACCTCGACCTCCTTACCATTGACCATGCCCTTTCCGCCGCCGACCAGGCCGAGACGGATCGTCTCGTAAAGATCCTCGACGAACGCCTCCCCATCCTCAGGGATGTCGACAATGCCGTCGCCGAGCAGGTAGCGCCCCTTGCGCACCCGCCCGTAAATCTTGAAGATGCCACAGTCGCGCAGCCGCTGGAGCTCGGCCAGCTGTGGCAGCTTCAGGTCAAACAGGTAGTCGCCGTCGCCGAACTTCAGCTCGAGCGCCGTCAGAACCGTCACGTGGCCGGCGTCCAGGTCAGCTCGTTCTCGCCGGCGATCGTGATCTCCGCGGTCCCGCCATTGTCCTGCAGATTGAGGTTGCGCGCGGTCAGCACGCCCTGACCGGTGAAGGTGCCGAGCTCGTCGCCCTCGTCAGTGCCATCATACTTGATGGCGACGATCTGATAATTCCGGGAGATGCCGAGTGCGGCCTTGAGGGTCACAAGCTGGGTGACGTTGGTCACACCCGAGCCCGTTAGGTCCCATTGCTTGCCGGTGACGCGCACGTCCCGGGTCGGAATCATGCCAGGCTTGGTGCAGTCCTTGCGGAAACGGTCATTGGTCTGCACCGTCTCGTTGATCGTGGCATTCTCGATGCCGCAGATGGTCGTGAAGACCTCAGGCGACGCGCCATCGCCGATCTTGACGACGACGGCGTCGATTTCAGTGGGATAGCTCATCGCGTGCTCCAGCTAAGTCGCGGGCACGCTATGGGGCGTTAGGGTTCGGAGTTACCGCCGTCAGGGACTGCGCGGATGCGGGCGCGGCGTTGGGCCGCCGCGTGCTGCGCCTCGTCTTCCGTGGTCGCCTCCAAGGGGAGGATCGAGGCCCGATGCGCCAGCTGTTCGTATCGGTGGCTCCGCGTCGATCCGCGGTAGTGGCTGGCAAGCCTGGTGAACCTTGCCTCAGCCTCGTCGATGTCGCCTTGCTCGATCACCCCGCGCCGGATTAGCGCGTAGATCAGCTCGCGGAATAGCTCGGCGTCGAGGTCGTCGCTCACGCGCCCATTCGCGCGTTCAGGCAGTCGAGGTCCGCGGTCATCTGCCATTGATGGTACTTGGCCTCGTCCTGCCCCATATAGGCTGCGGCGACCTTGCGGGCGGCCTCGCACTTGTCGCGGGACATGCTGCCAGGCTGGTCGACGACCCGATATTCGCGCTCGGCCAACTCGCCGGCGCTAGGCCCGCCGCAAGATGCGAGGGAGGCGGCACCAAGCAGCGCAAATCCGCCTAGAAAGATGGCCAGCTTCATCCCGTGATGCATCGCACGCGCAGGTTCACCACGCAATGGAAAGCATCCGCCTCCGCGCCGTCGATCAGTAGCTGGGAACCGGTGTGGCGCACCTTCGCGCGGCCGGCGGGGATCTCGAGGTTTTGCCCGTCGAGGGCACGGGCAATCGCCGCACCTAATCGGCCAGCATGATCCTCCGCGGTCTCCACCATCTGCCCGCCCTGATAGCGCGGCTTGGCGAACCCGTGAACCGCGACCGTGATCTCGGAACCGTCCAAACACGTCGCGCGGATCGGCACCGACGCGGGCGCGCCGTAGAGGATGAACGGCCAGGCTGGGCTCGACGCAGTCATGGGATAGTGCCGCGCCGCTGGCACGATAGCTGTCACGTCTGCCGACGTGGCCAGCGCGCCGAGGATAGCGCGACGAGCCGGAATGAGGCTATCGATCGCCATCAGGTCACCTTCCCGCCTTTGGAAATGTGCGCGATCGCGCGGGCGACCAGTTTCGCGGCATCATCACGCTTGCGGGCCAGTGCGGGCGCCATGAAGGGCCGGGCGGCCATCTTCGACGTGCCGAACTCGAGGTGGATAGCGTAGGGTGCATTCGCGGAAACCTCCACGCGCAGAGGGGTGACCTGGTTCGTTTCGATGGAGCGATCCAGCTGGTGCGTGTCGGCGTTCGGCGGACTGCCGGGTGCGCTGGGCACGTGCCCCTTGCCCGATACCGCGCCGTTCGTGATCGACAGCGCAGCCTCGACCTCAATCTCCTCGCCAGCCGCAAAGAGCGCTGCGCCCACCTGACGCTTCGCCTCGGGGCTAGTGATCCGAGAAAGCTTCTTCCGGAAGTCAGCGACGCCCGCGATCTTAGGCACGACGACCTCGGCAGTCCCAATAGATCGCAGCAGGATCCAGCTGACACGAGCCGATCAGCCACTCGCCGGCATGCGGGCCCGCGGGGATCTGGATCCGCGCGTCGGTGTCGAGCGCCACGTCGAGGGTCGCCGCCAGCACCAGCAGCCGCACGTCGCCGTCGGTATAGCTGGCCTGCGCCTGCATCGCCTCGGTGGCAACGTCGACCTGCACCTGGCAGCTATACTCAAGCGGCGTTCCCGGAGTGACGATGGAACCGCCCTCCATGACCGGCGTGCCTGGCCACCGAGCGACGGCAGGCCAGTACCCGGCGCCGAGCGCTCCGCTGGCAGCGATGAGGATCTGGGCGAACCCTGCCGCGATGTCCATCAGGCGCACCCGGCGAGGAAGGGACCGCCGACGTTGCGGTTCAGGAAGGCGAGGAACGCCACCCCGTAGCGCGTCGAGCGATAGCCGCCGGCGTTGCGGGCTGCGACTGTGGAGGCATCGAACTGGGCGGACAGCGCCCCGCTCTTGAACTCGGTCACGCCCATGTCTGCGAGGCCGGCGATCGCGCCACCTGCTGAGCCGAAGCCTTCGGTGGCCATGTTGTGGGCAGCGAGCGCCATCTCAGCGGGCGCGCGGTCCTGCTCGATCCAGCTATCGGTGACGGTGAGGCGGGCATCGGTGAGCCAGTATTCCACCGTCTCGTCGGCGACCGCAGCAAAGGCGGGGAAGCGCAGCTTGAGGGTCGCGGCGTCGGGCTGAATGTAGGTCATGGGCGGAGGCTATGCCTGGGAAGCGGGCGGCACTACCGCCGTCACTGGACGCGGTAGACGGCGATCTGCAGGTTCACCACAGCACCGATGCCGAGCGCCGGGGTGTTGTATTCGAACAGCACCCGGTTCGTGTCGGGATAGACGTTGATCGGCGCACAGCCGGCAGAGCAGGGGGCGATTGCCGCAAACATCAGTCGGTCGCCGGGCGCGACGCCGGAAAGGGCGACATATTCGCGTTGCATGCCGCTGCTGAGGCTGATCAGCAGCGTGCGGCTGACGACGACATTGCCGATGAACTGCAGCGCGCCGGTCGCCGGGTGGACGTGATCCTCGCGCGCTGCATTGCTCGAGCTGCCAGGAGCGACCGTGCCGAGGGCCTTCGGGTTCGCCGTGCCGAGCGGGGTGGCAGTGGCGTTGCTGCCAGCGGGTCCCGTTGCTCCGGTTGCCCCCGTTAGCCCGATCGGACCCTGAGGCCCAGTTTCTCCCTTCGGCCCCTGCGCGCCAGTCGCACCAGCGGGACCTTGCGCCCCGGCAGGACCCGCGTCGCCCTTAGCGCCTGTTGCTCCCGTCGTGCCTTGAGGGCCAGCCGCACCCGTCGCCCCGGTGTCGCCCTTAGGGCCAGTGGGACCCGCCGGCCCGGTTGCGCCAGTATCGCCCTTGGGGCCCTGTGCGCCTGCGATGCCGCCGGCCGAAGCTGGAGACCGGAGCGCCATCAGCCGCCGATCCCATAGTTGAGCTCAGGCGACGCAAGCTCGGTCGGCACCGGCAGCCCAGGCCGCGCGACCGGCATAATGCTCAGGTGCGTCGGGTTCTGCGTCGAGAACACTTCCGTCTGCCAGGGGCCGAGGATGCGGCCCTCCCCCCTCCTTGATCAGGTCATCCACCCCTGTGGCGCCCCGGAACCGGATCGCGCAGCTGTTTGGGTTGATGATGCGAAAGGACGAGCAGCCCTTGGCTTGAATCGCGTCGATCATCGCCTGCGGATAGGCGGTGGTCTTCGCCGTCTGCCCGATTGAGGGGACGAACGGGTCGCGGATGATGTTGCGGAAGGGGAGTGGCAGCCGGGCCATTGCGGCTTGGGCGGCCGTGAAGTCCGACGTGGGAAGCATGGCGGCGGCAGTCGCGCTGGCGTCGTTGGACTCTCGCAACCCGCCGGCGCTATCGCGATACACGGGGACGCCGCCTGCAATAAGCTGATCTGGCACTCTACCCTCCTACACAACGCGAGGTAAATGCTTGTCGGGGCGCTGAAATGTTACCGCCGTCATAGCAAAAGGGCCGCAGCATCAGCCACGGCCCTCCTCGCGCTTCGTGTGAGGGGATCAGCCCTCGCGGTGCAGCTCGATCGCCGCGATGATGTCGTCGTTCGTGGCGCCTTCCTCGATCTCGACGCCCTCGGCTTCGGCGATCTTCAGCAGCTCCGCCTTCTTCTTGCCCGAGAGCGAGACAGGCTTTTCGTCGTCGCCATCGAACGAGAACCAGCCGGTGCCGCGCATCACTTCCAGCTCGGCGTCGCTGATCTCGAGGTCCATGGTCTCCCCCGGCGTCAGGATCGCCGGGGGAACCGAGTTGACGACCTTGTTGCCGCCGGTGGTGTTGGTGACCGTCGTCATGGCTCAGATCCCATCCAGGTAGCGGAACGCGCCGGTGCGGAGAACTTCCACGCCGCCGGTCCGGAAGATGCCCGGGACGTCGAAGTGCACGCTGTCCGCAGTCGCAACCGGCAGGAAGCGGTGCGGCATCGGCAGGTGCAGCTTCACCACGTCCTCGCGGTTGGCATACGCCACCATGCGCTTGGTGCTGCCGGCGCCGGCGGTGTCCAGACCGAGAACGCCGCGGACGGTCAGCTGCTGGCCGGTCATCTGCGTGTAGATGTTGGTCCGCATGATGAACGACATGATCGTCTCGCTGTTCGTCGACGACATCGGCGTCGCAGCGAGATAGCTGATCGTGCTGTAGGGCAGCAGGATCGTGTCGGCCATCTCGACGGTCAGTGAGCCGGTGTAGACACCGGTCAGGACGTTGTTGATGTCGCGAACGATCTGGGTCGGGGTCTTGGTCGCGTTGCCAGAGCCGTCGAACCAGGTGGTCACCGATCCCGTGCCGTCTGCCGGCGCGGTGCCCGTGGTGACGACGCTCTGGTTCGCCAGACCGAGGATGTTCTTGGTCGCGTCGCCGGTCAGCGTCACGTTCCACATAAACTCGGTATAGGCGCGGCGAGCGGCGAGGGCCTTACCAGCGTCCAGGTTCATGCCCATCAGCTGGGCCTGACCGACTTCCTCGATGTTGTAGCTGTAGCCCACCGAGGCCATGTGGAAACGGGTCTCCACACGGTCGCGGGTGATGTCGGCCTTGGCGATGTCCTTGGCCGCGCCCGAGTACCAGTTGGCGCTACCAACCGACGACGAGACGAAGGTCACCAGGCCCGGCGCGAACTCCGGCGACGAGGTGTCGACGAAGACCAGGCGGCCGAAATCGAGATCCGAGAAGGCCGTCTCGTACACCCGCGTGTTGATCGCGAGGCTCTGGTTGAAGACGAACCCGAGGGTCGCCTGCTGTGCGTCATTCATGAACATGGATCAGGCCCCCTTAGGACGGAATGCGGCGCAGCCGCAGCTTGAAGAGTGCGCCGGCGCCGGCCGCTGCCGTGTCCGCCTCAGCGCCAGGGACCGCGATAACGGTGCCGGAAACTGCTGCAGTCGTGTAGCGGTTGGTTGCGGTGTTGAAGTTCAGCGCGGTGCCCACGGTGATCGCGGCATCGGCGAGCGCCCAATAGACACCCTCGTCTGCGAGCGGCACGTTGTCGTACTGCGCGTAGCTGTCGCCGTTCGATCCGGTGATCACGTGGTGCGCGATCGCGATGCCGAGAAACTCACCGCCCGAAGCGAGCGGCGCGCACTGGTTGTCACCCGAGCGCTGAGCCGGGCAGCCGAACAGGATCGTGGCGGTCGCGGTGCGGGTGATCCCGTTCCACTCCTCCATGTTCGCCGACATGCCGGGGAATCCCTTCGGCTGGTACTGCGTGTATGCGGTCTGATAAGGCATGGTGTCCTCCCTTACGCCCGCCCGGCGGTGCGCCAGGAGTTGAAGTCGTTCGCCTTGGCGAATGCGGCGGTTTCCTTGGCGGCAGCGTCGCCGGTGACGAGCGGCGTGCCGATCGGCTCGATGCGCGGAGCAACCGGCTTCGCGTCAGCGGTCAGGACAGCGAACGCGCCCTCAATTGCAGCGTCCGTCATCGCGGCAGCCTTATCGCCGAGCTTCGCCTGGACAGCAGCCTTGCGGATCTCCGCCTCGGTCTTGCCGTCGGTGGCGATGGTGGGAGCCAGCGCCTTCGCCTTGCCGATCACTTCAGCGCGGGCATCGGCCATCTGCTGGAGCTTCTCGGGGGTGACCTGCGCATCGGCCAGCTGCTGCTGAAGCCCGGCAATCTCGCCGTCCTTCGCCTGCAGTGCGGTGTTGGCGGTCGACAGGTCAGCGGTGAGGGTGCCCACCTTGGCCTGTGCGTCCGCGAGGGAGGTGTTGAGAGCGCCGACCGCGAGGGCAACAGCCGCGCCGTCGCTCAGGTCAACGTCCTTGGCGTCGCCAATCGTGATCTTCATGGAAGGTTTCTCCGAGGGGCGCTCGTCAATGATACGGAGTTCCGGCCCGCCCCGAGCGACCGGTACCAATGCAATGTGATTTATCCGGATCTCCCGCTGCACGGCGTCGTAGGCGGTGCCATCGGGCGCAGTGCCCGGCGTGAAGTCCAGCTTGGTGGAATAGCCCATCGACAGCTGTTTGTGCGTGGTCTGAGCCTTGCGCACGGCAGCCGCGTCGCGGACGATGAGGGGGACACGGACGCGCTCGCCGTCGCGGGCGATGTCGCCGTTGATCTCGCCGACGCCGAGTTGGCGCCAGTTGTCGGCGCTGACCATCTCGGCGGGGTGATCGATGGTTACGGGTGCTGCGGCGAAGCTCGCCAGGCTGTCGCGCGCGAACACCTCGTCGGCGGGGCGATAGACGTTGACCACGTCCTTGTCGCGCAGGCCATGGGCGTTCTGCGGGTCAACCTCGTAGCCGCGGTACTGCTGGATCCCGGTGCGGGCAGCCAGAACGTCGGCCACGAGGCAGCCATCCGCGCAAATGCGGGCGGTGGAGGCGTCGAGTGCGTCATGCAGCAACATGACGCCTTGGGTATTCTCGGGATCAGGCGGGGTTTACCGCCGTCAGAGATGCAGCCTAGGCAAACAGCATCCTGAGCGACTCTCGGAATTCGCCATACACGTTTACCTCGTGCTCATTGTCAAACGATATGGTCAAAGTCTCCCTGCCGTTATGTTCGCCGGGCGTGACCGCGCGGACGAGCTTTGGGTTTACGGCAATCTGGCGTCCAGAGAGGCCTTCGAAGATGGCGCAGTTGCTCATTGATGTTCCTCCGGTGCGTTGATCTCGGCGAAGTGGGTAGGCTCTCCAACGGGGATCCAATCCTGGATTCTCCAATCCCCGCCCTCCCAGCTAGCAACATACGGCCATGCATCCCACACCAACACCTCCCGCCCATCCTTAAGCGCGTCGGGTAGCTCTGCGATTGGGCGCCAGGGGATGCCAGCAGTGCGAGCAGTGCTGGCATTGGCAGGTTCGCGTTTCAACTCGCCCAAGCCTAAAAGCCAGACAGGACTCACGCCGAAAGCACGCCCATACACTTCGGCGAGGGCGCTATCGAAATTGCGAGTACCGTTCTCATGATGGCGGTAGGCAGGCTCAGGCCATCCAAGGGCTTGGGCTGCAGCGACTGCGGACCGATAACCAGCCTCTTGGCGGGCCGTTCTAAGGCGGGCGGGAACCCCTGGCATTTATTGCACCTCCGATAGCAGCCCGCGCACGCCGGCGACGAATACGACAGCTTCAGGATCAGCAACGCCACCTAGCGCGCGGTTGGCGTGGTCGAGATGCTCGCACAGTTTCATGGCTATCCGGGCGATGGCATCTCGGGATAGCGCAGTGTCGTTGTCCGACCGTTGACGGGGTACATCCTCGCGCCTCTGCATCGCCGTTCCACCCAACAGCCAACTCACATCTACTCCCAACACTGTTGCGAGCTCGGTGAGTTTCCTTGTTCCAGGCATAACGCCTCTCGTTCGCATATACCGGATCATGTCGGGCTGACCGGTCGCCAGCATAGACGCTTTGCGGTCCGAAAGGTGCAAATGCCGCAACCTTTCGTCTATCCTTGCTAGAATTACGTCTTTGGCCTCATCCATGCGGCGTCATTACCGCAGATTGCGGTATATGCCTAGTCTAAAATCAGTACTGCGGACGATCGACACCCACACCATGGCGGCCGCCCCGGAAGGTCATCAGCTGCCGGGGGCGTCTCCACCGTCTTTCCGTCCACCTCTCGCCCAACCATCGCGGGATCGTCGCTATAGAGGTTGCCATTGCGCTGGACGTGCCAGGACCGCGGATGTTTCTTGCCACTGTGCCGCCATTTCCACACGGACAGACCTGCTTCGCGCCGGCGTTCGTCCGCAAGCGCGCTAGTGACCTTGGACAACTGGTCGGATGCCACGCCCAGCGCCCGACGCCGCGACATGCCCATTGCCTCCTGGATCTGCTTGGCGACCTCGCGAGCAGGCGTGCGGTTCTGGAGGCCGGCGAACACTGCGTCGCCGATCCGCTTGGCGGCCTGCGACGACACGTCGCGGATCAGGCGGACATTCCACCCGATGTAGCTCTCCAGCGTCTCACGGACCTCTTCCGGACCGAGGAACACGCCGAGGTCAACGCCGGTCGCTGACAGCACAGCACCGCGCCAAGCTTCCCGGCTCCACGTCTCGGTTTCAAGGCACCAAGAGCGCACAGCCGCGTCGAGCAGGATGAAAAGCCGCTCCATCTCGGACGAAGCCGCATCGAGCTGCGCTTGCAGGTCCGCGGGGCTGTCCGTCGTTATTGCCGACAGCGTGCGTGCATACTCCACCACGATCGCAGGGATACGCGCGTTCCACCGATCCAGCATCGGGCGGTAGGCACGGGCGAACAGCGACTGCGCAAGCATGGCGGGGGGCGGGGTGTCGCGGAAGGTGATCGGCTTGCGGCGGCCTGGCTTGGCGCGCGCTGCCATGGCGGCGAGGTCGTAGCGCATCAGCGCGGTCGGTAGACGACGCTACCCGCTTTTGGCAGCGTGCCAAGCTTTCCGCCAGGTGTGGGCTGATAGCCGCTGCACCGGAACGCGCGGGTTTGTGCGGCGCGACCGAAGCAATACCCGCTCAACCACATGAACGCCGAGACGATTGGGGTGGCGATGCAGATGATGGTGAAGGGGCTCACAATTCGCCCCCGTTCAGGCTCGGCCGTAACCGCATCATCGGAAGAACGGCCTTTGCGGCTTTGTGAGCCTCTTCGTTGATGATTTCGCGGATGCGCTGCTCTTGCTCCGGAGTGAACGAGGGTTCACCGCTCCGGTTAAGGAGGCGCTGGTACTGCTCGACGTCGCCGCTCATTCCTCGGTCGCCTTGTCATTCGCAGCCCGGCGGGCGGGGGCGCTTCCACCGCCACCCGCGCCACCTTCGAGATCAGGATCACCTCCTTCCACTCCGTTGCCGGATTGCGTGAGGGCGCTTGGATCGGTGCTGTCGGCTTCCGGATCGACGCCGAAGCGCTCGTCCTCAGCGATGTCGTCCAGAATTTGCTGGAGCCCTGGCAGCGTCTCGTTCTCGAGGAGCAGGTTCTGCGCGGCCTCGTTGAACGCCTCCTCGGGCATCACAGCCATAGTCTTCAGCGCAGTGAGCGCGTCCATGGTGGTCTTAAACGTGTCCGCGCGCTCCTTCTCGGACGGCGTGGAGAGCGGCGCGAAGGTCCAGGTGACGCCATCGGCGGGAACACCGGCGGACGCCAGCAGGAGCGGGTCCAGCGCCTCCAGGCAGGGTCGCAGCTCGTTCTCCTGCCCATCGGACACCGCGGACCACCAGTTGTCCATGTCGTGCTGCCCGGTGGCGTTCATGCCCGCCGGCGAGCGCCCCATCAGGCGGGTGAACGGGATGTCAGCGACGGCTGCGACGCGCTGGTCGAATGCGTCCATGACGGCGGGGATGCCCGCCCAGGTCACCTGATAATCGGTGATCGTCTCGCCGGGCTGATCCGTGCCGCTGGCGGACTGGTAGACCGCGGCGTTCAGCAGGTTCTCACCCTCGGCGATCGTGGCGACGCGCTTGCTGAGGCGCTCTTGCCCGCCGGGTGCTGCCAGCATCTCGGAGAGGTTCGGGATGCCGTACCGCGTGATCTTCGCCTTGCGAACGAGAGCTGCGAACCAGCCGTTGACCTCGTCGGACCGGCACACCTCGCGCAGAACGGCGGACAGGCGGGAGTCACCCCAGAACGCCTGCTCCATCGAAACGCAGCCGCTGGCGGGCAGGGGATCGCCGCGGAACGTGATGACGCGCGACGGATGGATCTGGGTGTTGTTGCCGCCGTTCGACCGGACCTCGAACATGCGCGGCTGCCCGTAGGTCAGTGAGGCGAGATCCTCGTCCCAGTCCTTGCAGGTCAGCTGCCACCGCGAGACGACGTTGACCGCGATCAGGCCGCGCTCGCCGAGGGTCGTGGGGGTGAGCTCGTCGGCGTGGCTGCCAGCGGTCACCAGGATCAGGGCACCGCCGCCGAGCCCGCGCAGGATCTCCGCCTGCTTGATCTTGGCGCGCAGCCCTAGGCGGCGCTCCTCGGCCTCGATCTTGCCGATGTCGTCGCCCTCGGCCTGCCAGTCGCGCCATTTCGAGGTGCGGTCGGCGGCGGGGATGCGGATGACTTTCCTCAGGAGGCCTGACGACAGGTAGGCCTGCAGCCCCGCCTCATTGGAGAACGCCAGGTCAACCGGCGCGGAACCACCGCGGAAGCCGAGCATGGACCGCACGTAGCTGAATGCGGTGGTGAGGCTATCCCCGACGAACATGGGTGGGAGGGTATGGGGCAGGGCTGGGGCGAGTTACCGCCGTCAGAGGAGGGCGTCGACGTTGTAGCCCCCAGTACCGAGCATCAGCTCCGTCATCGCCCACACCAGCGCATCTCCACGGTCAGGCGAGCCGTCCCCGACATATCCCGACGTGGTGAAGTTGCAGAGCTGGTCTTCGAGGTCGGGAAACACGCCGGCATGGCTGACCTTGCCGCCCTCGTAGATGGCAGCGACCGGCTCGGCGCGGACGTGCTTGCCGCGACTGGCGGTCACCTCCTTGAACCGGGCACGCGGGTTCGCCGCCTGGACGACTGCCTTAACCATAGCCCCGCCGAAGTTCCGCTCGGCCACGATGCAGTCAGCGCCCCAGCGGTTCGCCACGTCCACCGCGCGCTTGGCCCAGCCTTCAGGGGAGAGGTTGCAGGTGGCATCCTCCAGCACATAGCCGCGCCCGTCCTCGCCCTTGGCAGCCGCGATGATGCCCACGTCGTCGCCCTTGCCGTCGCCCTTGGTGCCGCTGGGATCGATCGCGACCACCACCCGGCGCAGGCCGATCAGCGAGCCGTCGTAGCGGATGCGCGGATTGCCGTCGTCGAACTCCACGGCGGCCCGTACGCCGTCGATACCACGGATCGTGCCGCCATCCTGCGCCTGGCGGTCCTCAAGCGCCCACAGAGCCCCTGCCACCTCGCTGGCCCATTCCCCTGCCTCGAAGCGCAAACGCTGCGCTGCGGACATGCTGGCGAGCACCTCGAAGTACTCCGCGGGCAGGTTGTCCTTGTTGTCGCTCGGGTTGACCTTCATCTCCGCATAGTCGTCTGGCTTTGGCAGGGGCTCCTTGGTGCCCGGCTTCAGCTTCTGCCGGAAAAGCTGGTAGCTCCAGTGCAGTTTCGAAGGCGGGTTGCAGTCGAAGTAGGCCTTGAGCGACAGGTGAGTCCGCCCGGTTGCCGTGGCGATCTCCGGCGCCAGCTCGCACTTCTGCGCCAGGCGGGACATCGCCATCTCGATCGAGCCCCACGGGATCTGACTGGACTCGTTGAAGTACAGCGTGGCGTACTCGGCGCCGAGGATCTTCTCCACGCGCTCCTTGTCGTCCAGGCCGGCGATCCAGATCTGCGAGCCGTTCGGGATCTCGACGTAGAAGTCCGTCTTGTCGAACCGCACCCGCAGCGTCGGGAAGCACAGCTTCAGCACCTTGGGCAGCGTGTCGGCCCAGATGCTGGTCTTGGCGTGGTTGAACCGGAAGCGGAACATGACATGCCGGCTGCCAGGTGCGTTGATTGCCCGCTGGATGATCGCGCGAACGAGCAGGAACGTCTTGCCCGAGCGCGAGCCGCCGCGGAGCATGATGTTGCGCGCGGGGCCGGCTAGGAGGCGGTTGGCCTCGCGTTGGCGGGGGGTTAGGGCGGCGGGGGTGGTCACCGAGGCCGCTTGCCCAGCTTGATGCGCTCTGCTTCTTCGAGGGCAGCTTGCGCCAATAGCAGCAGCGTTTTCCGTTGCTGCTGCGGGGTAGCATCGATGCGAGGCAGGTCGTTATCGTCGCAGAAGTATGCATGAGCCGCTTTAACTTTCACAGCCCGGCATCCTCGCTGGAGACGGTGACCTCAATCCCGCCGGTGTGCTCCACCTTGTCCTTGAACGCCTGCACGTCGATGTGCTTGCCGATCAGCTCGATCCGCTTGATGCGATCGGACAGCTTCACCTCGCGCACCATGCCGACCACGTTGCCGCGTTCGTCGCGCTCCTCGACGGCCTTGATCCCGGCAACCAGGCCCTTGCGCCAGATGACCGGCCAGTCCTTGACCGGCTTCAGCGCGCCCGCCTCGTCGTACAGGTCGGACATGTCGGCTTCGGCTTCCTCGGCAAGGCGGGTGAGTACCCAGGCTGCATCGATACGGGTCCGTTCCGAACGGTCTGCCTTTGCCTCAGCGATGGCGGCGGTAACTTCAGGTTTGCTCAAGTTCTCGTGACCGATCGCGTGGGCCGTCTGCTGGCTATACCCAGCCCGGATAGCCGCCTGCGTTGCGTTCAGGTCGATGAGGTACTCCTCGACGAACCGCTGCTGTTTCGGTGTCAGACTCACCGTACCTCCTCCATCAACTCAGCATCGAAAAACGTGGGCGTCCGCATGGTCCGCAGTCGGAGCCCGAGCACGTAATTCCGTGCGGTGCGCGACCGGCGGGTCGGGTGCAGCTTGGATCCTGTCACCTCAGCGCGCCGGCGTCGGAGCTCATCCCCGCCGCTCAGTTCGATCCACCGCGCCACACACCGCCAGTTCGTCCGGTAGTGCTCCTCGATCTCCTTGGACTGTCCCAGGCGCAGGAACACCTCGACGAAATCCGGCGGGACCGGGCGGTAGGGGCGGATGCACCCCGTGTCGGGCTTGCGGCGGGTCATCGGCCGCGCCCCGGAATGTTGAACGTGGGCCAGCTGTTCTTCACGCCCACGACAGGGATCAGCAGAGCCCGGGCAGCGACCTTCGTGAGCCATTCGATCAGGGAGATGGGCCAGCCAATCACCGGCCAGTCGCCGAAGGGGGTGAACTCGCTCTGGTACTGGATCAGCGGCTCCAAGGCCCAGTCGATTTCCGCATCCGTGGGTACGGGGCACGGACGCCGCGTCACCAGCGACTTAGAGCGAGCGAACACCGCCGCGTGGGCAGCGATCAAGGCGCGGAACTGCTGTACGGCTTTGGTCATGCTCGGGCTCCTCGGGTGGTGGTCATGCTGCCGAAAGCCGCCATCCGATGAGCTCCGCAGTTGCGAACCTCAGGCCAAGCGTTCGTGATCTGGAAGCATTCAAACGGAGTCCCGCAGGCGCGGCATTCCGCCTGCCAGACAGGATAGGTTGCTACATCCCCAGACTGACGGGTCGCGGTGTCGATACGCAGCACTGTGTACCGCTGCGGTGCCTGCCCACGAACTTCGATATCAACGGCGAACCCAACAGGCGGGACGTTTGCAAGCTGAACCTTCATCACCGTTCTTCCTTCTGCCATTTGCCCCACCTCGGAGCCCCACCTCGAAACCCGACCTGCCCCACTGCCCCACCACCCCACCTCCCTACGGGAGGGAGGTGGTGGTGGGGCAGGTTGCAGGGTATCCATTCCGCCCCACTGCCCCACCTTGCCCCACCACCCATTTTTCGTGGTGGGGCAGTCATGCTTCGACCCACCTTCCGACCACGACGAACTTCCGGATGTTCCGCTTGCGATCCTCCTTCTCGACGATTTCGAGGACGCCTTCCTGAACCCACACATGCAGCAGGGTTTGCACCCGCTTGCGGTCGTGCTTCTTCTCCAGATCAAGTCCCAGGACGGCTGCAACGGGGTTTCCAGCCCATGCATCCTTGGTCTGGATGTTCTCGCGCCACTCACCCTCAGAAAGCGCCCTCTGGACCGCATAGAGATGCTGCCGGGTGATGCCGGCAAAGGCATCGGGAGGCGTCCAGCTGCAAGCTACGCCGACGCTGTCCCCGTTCGCCAGGTCCTCGTTGTTCATGCGGTACCAGTCACCGCGCTCAGGCGGGGCGAGGTTGGCCTTGTCGTTGTCGACCCGGAAGTAGAAGAACCGCTCGTCCTCGGGGACGTTGAGGCGGGCGGCCTCGTCCTCGGTCATGCGATTGTAGACCAGCACCGAGCGGGCCTTGCCGATCAGCGAGGACGCGCCCCGGGCGCTGTCTGCCGTGGCTTCGGTGCCGTTCTGCTTGCGGACGTGGTGCACCAAGTTGATGGCGGCACCCGTGCGTTCTGCGACGACGTTCCATTCGCGGGCCACAATGTCGATCGCGTTGTTGTCGTTCTCGCTGACAGCGTGAGAGCTGACGAATGGATCGATCTGCAGAACGTCGATCTTCCGCGCGATCATCTCCTCGATGAGGGCATCGACAACCGGGCGAACAATCTTGGCGCCGTCCGGTCCCTCCGTGGCCATGACAAGCGGCTGGTCGCGACCGCTATCTACGAACAGCCGGTCCTCGATCTCCTCGGGGCGCACACGGAAGCGCTGAGCCGTCGCGTGCAGGCGGCGCTCGATCTCGTCGTGCGGATCCTCAAGGTTCCACATCCAGACGCGCAGCGGGCCTTCGGGGAGACCTTTGTTGTAGAAGTCGCGACCGGTCGCCATGGCCAGCGCCTCCCCGATCTTCAGCGAGGACTTGCCGACGCCGCCAGCTGCCACGTCGAGCGACAGGAACTTGCGCAGCAGGTGCTTGCCGTAGAGCCACTGGCGCTTGGGAATGTCGGCGGTTGGGCGCCAGGTGAAGGGCGTCGCCTTGATCTTGGTGTCAGGCGCCGCCTCGACCGCCGCAGCCGTCTCCGGCGCGACACCGACCATCATCTCGTAGTCAGGCTCGTCGCCTTGCTGCGCCCATTCCGGCATCTCCTGATAGCCGGGATCCTGATCGTCGCCGCGGAAATTGGCATGCACGACGTTGGAGCCGCTCTGCTCGCGCCCGATTGCCCGATAGGCTTCCTTGTGGTCGCCGTTGTGCTTGAAGTGGACGTAGAGGTCATAGGCATCGCCGAAGCAGCCCGCCTTGCACTTCTGGCCCAGCCCCGAAGCCGCATCGCTGCCGGAGAGGCTGAACCACTTCCCGTCGATGACGCGCGTCGCATAGGTTTCGCCCGTTTGCTGGGGCGAGCGCCAGTCTTCGGGGCGCTTCGGCGACTGCTGATAGCCGCACAGGCTGAGCATCGTGTCCACGCTGGTGGAGGCGTTGAACTGCTCAATCAGGTTGCCGCCTGAGCGCTGCGGCCGGCTGGCATACTTCGCCTCGGCGATCTTGCGCATTTCCTCGCGCTGGCGATCGTCCTCGACTTGCTGGCGACGCAGCGCAGCGATTCCGCCGGCCACGATCCCGCGCTTGATGTCGATGCCGGGCAGGTCAACGCCGCTATGGGCGTGCTGGTAGAAGAAAGGCTGCCCCTCGGCGTCCCGTAGTGGGGTGCCGTCCTTGTAGCGCTCCGGCACGTTCGGCAGATAGATCGGCTGCCCGGCGCGGGCGAGCGCGTGATCCATCGGGATGCCGCGGTCTTCCATGAACGCGAACAGGGCGCATTGCGCGTCGTGCCACTCGCTGAAGCTGCAGGGTTGGCAGAGTGGGAACAGGATCCGCCAGCGCTGGTCCCCATCGCGGGAGTGGGCGCTCGAATAGATCAGCCAGGCGGCACCATCCGCGAAAGCCTCGGCAGCCGCGCGGATGGCAGGCAGGCCAAGGTTGCCGTTGTCGACGTCCCCGACGAGCGCCACAAACGAGCCGTTGTTGCGCTGGGCATCGTGGCTGCGGGCATCATAGTCGGCATAGGATGACGCCAGGATCGCATCGCCGGCCATCTTGGGCTTGCACTGCGGCTGCATCGTGAAGACCGAAGCCAGCGAGACGGTCGAGTAGTCTTCGCCGGTCTTGATGTGGCTATCATGCTGGCCAGCAAAGGTGGCGACGCGGAAGCTATTCCAGGCCTGGGCAATTCCGGTGTTTGGCATACTGCTCACGCTGCCATCCTCTCAACAATCGCCATCTTCTCCGCCGCTTCCTCGGGCGTGATGATGCCGCAGCGTTCCGCGATCTTGATCCGCTCGAGCTTGGTCCGCAGGCATGGGCATGTGTCGATCGCCGACAGGACGAGCCCGCGCACGATGATGCCGATGGGCTTGGCGTCGGTCATTTGCGCTGCTTCCGGTCGCCGTGAAATCCAACGACAAAGGCGCCTGTGAGCAGGCTGCAGACGGCCCTCCGCTCAAAACCAGCATCACCAAACCAAATGGCGAACAGGCCAAGGACGCCCAGCGCAATCGAAGTGGTGAGGCAGAAAAGCCGAAAATTGCTCACAGCCGGTTCTCCCGCGTGATGAAAGGCGCACCCCACTCGCGGAACAGCTGCTCAGCGAACTCCGGTGTGCGGACGCAGGCGACGCGGAAGCCACGACGAACCATCGCGTTGCCCCAATCGATCTGCGCCTGAGACAGCGAGCCCTTTCCATCTTTCCACTCAAGGACGACGTAGGCGTGGTTCCAGGCATAGTGCTCGTCATGCACGCCGGCGGTGAGGCCCTCGCGCTTGCTCTGGCGTTGGGCCTTGAGCCCGCGCTTGCCAGCGTTCGGTACGCCCCACGAAATCACTTCCGGCGCAATGATGTGCAGCCGATTGCGGAATGCCTGCTGACGATCGACCTCGCTGCCGGTGAGCTTGTCCTTGGGCTCGACGGGGAAGATCGGCTGCTCGCGCAGGTCCTCGCTGAGGAAGTGCAGGGCGCAGTTCATGCGGCGGCTCCCAGCGTTCGGAATTCCACCGGCAGCCCTGCTGCTTTGGCTGCCGCTATTCCGTGCTCCATCCCGCGCGTGATGCCGCGATCGGTGTAGACGACACTGCCGTGCGCAACCGCCTTCCAAGCGAGACCGGCATCGATACCCCACTGGCGCTCGGCGGGGTCATCGTCATCGAGGATGCCCGGCTGCGTGTAGAGCAGGTGCGACGCGATTGGCGCCTCACCGCGTGCGAGGCTATCGCGGACACAGCGGCGGGCGTATTCAACGTTCGCATCAACATCGCCGGCATATGGGCTCTCGAGGATAACCAGCTTCATGCCGCCTCTCCAAACATGTCAGCCTGCTTCTCGGCAGCTTCGACACGGCGCAGCGCGCGCTCGAAATAGACGGGATCGCTCTCAATCCCGATCGAGGGGCGACCAAGACGTGTCGCCGCAACGAGCGTCGACCCGCTTCCCATGAACGGGTCGAGCACAGGACCAGCGGGCAACTTCTCAAGCAGTTTGCAGAGCAGTGCGACGGGCTTCTCGTTCGGGTGCTGGCGACCGTTCTTCGCCATGCTCTGAACCGGCGGGCAGTAGATCACCGACCCGCAATCGCGCCGTCCGACAAACTGCGAGGGATCGCCGAGGACGTAGATTTCCTCATGGTCCGGCTTCCAGGGCAGGCGGAGGTCGCCCATTCCGAGCGCGCCGCCCTTATCCCAGACGAGCACCATGCGAGTACCGGCAGGCGCTTCCTTGGCCCACTTCCCGAACGCGAGCGTGGGCACGTTGCCAACGAGCGCCAGCACGGCGTCGCGGACAGACGTGTCGCCATCGTTGCGGATGTTGCTTTCAGACCAAAGCGCATCTGTGCGATGCCCGCTCTGGTAGCCGTCGCCATACGGCGGATCGGTCAGGCAGCAGGCATAGCCATCGAGGTCGGGAAGGACATCGAGCGAGTCCCCCAGATACAGCGTGGCGCGGCCGATGACCTCTTTGCGCTGGTACGTCATGCGATCACCTGCAGCAGGCTCAGCTGTACATCCGGGCACGCTGCGAGGCGGGCGTTCGCCTGCTCGAGCGCGTCCAGCGGGTCAGACATTTCGCGGTTCGCCGCGCGCTGCTTCACCGCGGCTCGGGTGACTCGCTTCTCAGCGTGCAGGACGATCAGCGCCAAGCACTCGGGATCGGCGTTCATCGTGCTTCTCCCGCCCGGTTCTGACGAGCCACCATCAACCGGTACTCAGCGACCTTCGCCGGCACCCGGTACATGCGCTGGATGCTCTCGACAGTGAGGCTGTCGAGCATCGTCGGGCGGCAGTTGTAGAGGAACGACACCAGCTGGATCTCAGCCTGCTGTTGGGTCAGTTGCTTGTCGGGCTGCTTGCGGGCGTTGCCGCGGGGGCGATAGCCGCTCACGCCGCCTCTCCAATCTGCTTCCATGCATCAGGATCGAAGCCGCGCTCTGCGGCCGCCGCGATGATCTCAGCCGCGGTGTGCGCCTTGCCGCGCCACTTCCAATGCGTGCCGCCCAGTTTGAACCGGCCAATGAAATCACAGCGGAAGATCGGCCCGCGCTTCTGGAGGAAGTCCGCCGCGCGACCAGCGAGCGACATGTCCCGGTTCGTCGGCGCGACCTGGGCGGCGGCGACGTTGCGCTTGCCCATGTTCTGCATGACGACGAGCTTGTTGGGCTTCGGCGCGAAGCCAGTTTCCCTCAGCCAACGGAGCACGCGGCGGCGCTCCACCCGGTAGCGAACGCAGAGCATCTCGACGGATGTCGTCCGGGCAACTTCTGCGAAACCGGCAGGCGGCGGGCTGCGATCGCGGCCCTCGAGCGGCCTGCGCGGCGCCTTCACCCCTAACTCACGGCGCCACCGGATGATGGTGGACTTGCCGCAGCCATACTTCTCGGCGAGGGCTGGATTGCCCAGCAGTGCCGCGCTCTCCTGAAAGTCTGCCGGGATCTCGATCCGCGGCCGACCTGTCCAATTCGCCGGGCGTTCCGAGCTCGACAGCTCGTTCAGCCAGCGAGTGACGGTATCCGCGCCAGCCCGATAGTGGACGATCAGTTGTTGCCGTGACTTCTGCAGAGCGAGCTGCGTGAAATCATCCGGCATGGGGCGAAGCTGGCGGCTCATGCTGCACCTCGCAGGGCTGCTGCCTCGTTGACGATCTGCGCCAGAGCCGCGAGGTGAGGCTGCAGCTTGTCGGCGACTTCGATCGTCTCCTGATGGTCGCGGTGGTTGTCCTCCAGCGCGCGAACGAGTGCCGCCATTGCGTCCATGACGCCGGCAGCAGTGGCGATGTCATTCGCGGGGCACGCGGTCAGCGGGACGGCGCGCACGCCGTAGTGATTCAAGATCTCGTCCAGCGCCGTCGGATCGACGAGGAGCGAATTGAAGATCACGTGAGCGCCGGGGAGGTTGGAACCGCTCAGGCCACGGTCGATCGCGTCCGTGTCGCGCAGCCCCATGGCGGCAGCGATCTTCACCTTGTTCCGGTGGATGGCCCACATCCGCGACCACGCGACGGAGAGTTTCTGCTGAAACTTCTCCTTTGTGAGGGCTCCAGTGGGTGAGACTTTACCGCGCTGCAGCATCATACACCTCCGCATGATTACGGAGTTCACCACCCTGATGCTGCCCGAGCAGCCCAGCAGCCCAGCGCAGGACAACTGCGCGAACGAGGCCGAACAGGCCGGTGGCAAACAGGTACAAGCCGGCGCAACCAAGCAGCGCGGCAACGCAGAAGCGAAGCACGTCCATTCAGCAATCCTCTCGAGTGGTGTGGTTGGCGCCGTTCCGAACCTTGGCCGCTACATCGTCACCCGCTCGCCCGACGGCGTTGACGCACCCGGCAAGGTGCGCAGGATCGGCCTCGCAGCGGCCGGCGTGGTCCGCTGTCAAAGGATCGGGACGGGTATAAAGGGCGCGGTGTGCAACAGGCGCCAGGAAGCCGGGGAGGGGACCCGGCTGGGAGATCGTGCGCGGGGAGCGCAGGGAAGCTGGGAGGCGTCTCACGCGACTGATACCCGGCGAGACCAAGCATGATCGGGGCATTCACAGAGCGCGCGGCCGCAGGTGGCGCAGCTGGTCTGTTCAGGCCTGAAGCCAAGGACCAAAACGACCGCACGCCCTTGGAAAAGGGCGGTGGCGCGGCGCAGGTCACTGATGACCGAGGTAGGAACCGGGTGGACGCTCATGCTGCGCGGGCCTGCGCAGGAACGGCAAGCACTGCTTGGAGATGCTCATCGGGTATCTTCCCGCGCTCCCACCAACCTTGTACGGTCGTGTGGTTCGTGTGGCCGAGGGATCGTGCGAGCGGTCGGATGCCGCCGCGGTCCCGGATGAGCTGAACGTGGTCGTGCATACGCAATACGTACGTACATGCGTACACCCTGTCAACGTGGAAATGGCGGGTGTGTTATGCGACACACCGTACGTGTCTGATCAGATCTCTATAGGTTCGCGTCTACGCGAGTTGCTCGCGCGCTCTGGTCGCTCGATGGCTAAAGTGGCCAGGGCTGCCGGCTACAATTCGACCAGCGGCGTGCAACGATTTTTCGACGATGGGTATGAACCCAAGGCACTTCCCGTGGATATTGCCCGGAAGCTTGCGGACGGGTTCGACGGGACCAACGTCACACGAGAGGAGATCTTCGCGCTCGCCGATCTGCCGGCAGAGCCCGAGGTTTTGCCGTTCAAGTTCGAGGGTGCCGCCGACGTGCGCCTGCCTCGCGATCTGCCTATTTTCGGGACGGCGCTGGGTGCTCCGCGGGACATAGACGGGTTTGCAATTGAGCAGACTTACCTCGATGAGAGTTCGGTGGTCGAATATCTCCCGCGCCCGACAGTTCTGCAAAGCCGTTCTGATGTGTACGGCTTCTACATCCAAGGTTCTTCGATGGCGCCTCGCTTCGAAGAGGGCGAGATGGGATTCGCCGAGGCCAGGAGACCGCCCCAAGTGGGTGACGACGTGGTGGTCTATATGCGTGTTCCGGATGATCATGATGGCGACCGGGTCAGTGCGGTGTTGATCAAGCGCCTGGTACGACGAACTGCGCAGTATGTTGAGCTGGAGCAATTCAACCCCGCTCGGGTGTTCCGGGTGGAGGTGGAGAAGGTCGCGCGGATCCACCGTGTGCTGCCTTGGCGTGAGATTCTTTCGTGAGTTCTCATAGGCTTACGTAAAATGTACGCATTGCGTACGCATTGCCGTTGACACGTACGTACGCATTCCGTACGTATACCTCCATCGCCGCACAACGCGGCCTTGGAGGTTTCCGGTGCAACACACCTCACCAAACTGGCCCAGTGATCCGCGCGCCGTAGAGCTGCTGGCGGACATCGCGGCCAACCCGCCGCGGATGAAGCCGCAGCTTGGCCGCTTCAGCTGGAACGAAGTGGTCGAGACGGTCCTCGTCTATGACGACAGCGACGACCGGGTCGATGAACTCAAGCGGTTGTCGAACAAGGCTTTCACCTACGCGCTGGACGTTGAGGGCATCGCCGCCGCCAAGCTGGTGCCGTCGCTCAATGATGTGATCGGGCTGGCTGTGCTGCGTGGTCGGAAGGTGGCGGCGTGAGCGCGGGGCACACTCCGGGGCCGTGGGTAACCGGCTGCGATAGCGAGTGGTCGGTGGACACCAGCAGCGGCAACGTGTTCGTCCACGTTGGCCCAGAGGGATGCGATCCTGTCGCTATCGTCGTTCACACCGACGAGTATTTCGACTGCGAGGAGCGTGTCGATGCTGATGCGGCCCTGATCGCCGCCGCCCCGGATTTGCTGGAAGTGGCCAAGGATGCACTTCGGGTGATCCGAGGCACGGACAAGGTGCTGCATGCGAACGGCATTATGGAGGGCATCGACAACCCGGTGATCGCTCCTCTCGTCGCCGCCATCGCCAAGGCCACCGGCCAGGAAGGCGGTGCGCTGTGAGCCGCAAGCTGGCAGCCGCCGACAAGAAGTTCCTTGCACGCGTCACGGAAGCGGGCGGCGAGGTGCTTGCCCCAACCAATCCCTACGAGGTGATGCGCTTCAAGACCTCGCTTGGGGTCGGCGTGGTGTACGAGAAGGCGAACGGCCAGCGCACCTGGAACACGGAGGCAGCGCAGGTTCGCGAGCACCTGGCGGCCTGTGGCGGTTCGTTGGCGCCGGTGGAGGTGAAGGGGCGACGCAAAGGCAAAGGCAGTGTCGCCCGGCTCATAGAGCGCGACGGTTCGGCATGCTTCTTCTGCGGCCTCGCACTCGGCGACGACATCACCGTCGAACACCTAGTGGCGGTCGCCCACGGCGGTCCTAACCACATCAGCAACCTCTTTCTCGCGCATGGCGAATGTAACCGAGCTGCTGGGCACCTCAGCGCGCCGGAGAAGGTCGCCATCGCCTTGGAACGGAGGGCAGCATGACCGCCGCCCTCTACGCCCCCTTCATCGCCGCCGGGCCCATCGCGCTCGCGGTCGTCATCCACAGCTACGCCCGCTTCTGGCGGGTCTGGAACGAGAGGAAGTGCTCGTGATCATCGACAACCCCTTCGCATTCCCGTGCGTCGACCAGCGCGACGCCAACGGTGTCGGCCTCACCGAGGGCTCCCCCGGCATGACGCTGCGCGATTACTTCGCGGGGCAGGCCCTTCCAGAAACAATCAAGCTCGCGGAAGCGGACCCTCGGGTAACTTCCTCCAACATCGACGCAACAGTCGCTCGGGCCTGCTACGCGCTCGCCGACGCCATGCTCGCCGAACGCGCGAAGGGCGGTGCCGCATGAGCGCCGTCAACCTCTGGGACGCAGCCGACCGCTTCCGCCCGTACATCCGCGATGATCACCCCGAGATCGACCGGCCGGAGATGGTGACGCAGAACGCGGTGAAGCTGAACACGAGCCTCTACCCGCCGTGCCCGCTGTGCTCGCTCGACGTGATGCGGTGCGCGTGTGACCCCGACGAGTACCAGGCTGCTGCGCTCGCTGTGATGCGGGGGCGGGCATGAACGCGCCGGCCCGCTTCACCCGCTACAGCCCGCCAGGCAAGCCGCACATCACGATCCACGCAGAGTATGATCAGGGCAGCGAGCAGTGGCTGCAGGCGCGGTGCGGGCTTCTGACGGCCAGCGAGATGAAGCTGATCGTCACGCCAACGTTGAAGATCGCGAGCAACGACAAGGAGCGCGCCCACCTCTACGAGCTGCTTGCCCAGCGCATCACGCAGTATGTCGAGCCTCGGTATATCAGCGACGACATGCTGCGTGGGCACGAGGACGAGGTCCGCGCGCGGCTGAAGTACGAGGAAGTGACCGGCAACACGGTAGATACCTGCGGCTTCATCACCAATGATTGCTGGGGCTTCACGCTCGGATATAGCCCGGATGGCTTGGTCGCGCACGACGGCGGCATTGAAGCGAAGTCGCGCCGGCAGAAGTTCCAGGTGCAGACGATCATCGAGAACCTCGGCGACGATCGGGGTGAGACGATCCCGGCTGACTACGTGATGCAGTGCCAGAGCGGTCTGCTGATCAGCGAGCGGCAGTGGCTGGACTTCCTTTCGTACAGCGGCGGGTTGCCCATGGCGATCATCCGCGTGTGGCCAGATCCGAAGATCCAGAACGCGATCGTGGAGGCAGCGGGCGAGTTTGAGCGCCGCATTGCCGCGAGACTGGAGACCTACCGCGCCGCATCGGCCGACTTGGCCATGACCGAGCGCGTGATTGAGCAGGAGATGTTCGTATGAACGACATGAGCGCCGTTATCGTCGCCAAGAGCGACCAATGGAACGCCGACGACTTTGCCGCCGGACCGCGCACCTTCACCATCGAAGACGTGGCGATCCGCCCCGGCACTGAACAGCCGGTGCAGATCAAGCTGGCAGGCAGCGACAAGTTCTTCCGCCCCTGCAAGACCGTCAGCCGCGTCCTCGTCGCCGCATGGGGTGCCGATGCCAATACATACCGTGGTCGTTCCCTGACGCTCTACACCGATCCCGGCGTGACTTGGGGCGGCATGAAGGTCGGCGGCATCCGTGTCAGCCACATGAGCGACCTCGAGCGCCCGCTGGTGATTGCCCTGCAGGAAAAGAAGGGCAGCCGGAAGATGACGACGGTGCAGCCGTTGAAGGAAGCACCTCGGCCGCAGCCCGCCGAGGACCGTGCCGCCAAGTGGGCCGCCGGGTTCGTCTCCGCGGTGGAGAACGCCGCCGACCTCGAGGCCCTCGATGCTCTGAAGGTGCAGCACAAGGGCAAGCTCGACGACCTGACGAACAAGCGCCCCGAGCTCGCAGCGGAGGCATTCGCAGCATTCGACAGCCGCGCACATGCGCTGTCCGCGGAGAAGCGGACCGACGAGCAGCACGGCGATCAGCACACCGGGGAAGGGGAGGAATTCTGATGTTCAACGGCAAGCTCAAGGCGGAGATCGCCAGCCTTACCGCAGAGAATGAAGCCCTCAAGGCGGACAATACGGTTCAGCGGACCAACGTGGCCCTGCTGACCGAATACCGGCGGCAAGACGCCGAGCGCATCCAGAGCCTCGAGCAGGACCTCGCCAATGCGATGCACGACCTCGCCGTGGTGAGCGCATCGCTGGCCGCCAAGGTCGACCAGGTCACGCACTACCGCGAGACGCTTCAGGGCATCCGTGCGCAGTCCACCCCCGGCGCGAACGCCACGGTCAAGCGGATGGCGCGGAAGGCCGATGAGGCGCTGCAGCTGTACGCCGTGGTGCAGGCGGAGGCGGCTTGAGATGGGCTGCGACATCCACGCCTACATCGAGTTCGCCCAGAAGCCTGCAGGCGATGATCGACCCTACTGGCAGTCGTTCACGCGGAACGGTGGCGGCCGAAATTACGTGATGTTCGGCGTGCTTGCCGGCGTCCGCGTGCCTGAGGCGCAGCTTTTCGAGCCGAAGGGCATGCCGGAGGGGCAGCTTAGCTCGGGCGTGTCGGGCGACCACTGGATTTTGGTTGCGCCGGAAGTTCACCCCGAGTGGGCCGACGATGAAGGCTATTGCTCGCTCGCAAACGCGGAAGCTTGGGTCAAGAACGGCTACAGCGTCGGCGAAAATGACGAGAACCGCAGGCTTCGGCGCGTCTCCAATCCAGATCACCACTCGCACAGCTGGCTGACAGCGGATGAGCTCCAGCAGGCGCTCGACCACTACGGCAAGGTAATCCCGACCTTCTGGTCATCCGACCATGAGGTGCCGGCTGAGTGGCAGGAGATGTTTGGCGCGATGCGGTCATTCGAGGCCGCTGATTGCCTGACGCGGCTGGTGTTCTGGTTCGACAACTAACCAGTTGAAGGCCCCTGCACACCGCAGGCGCCGGGCCGGTGTCGCGACCCAATAGGCACCGGCCCAAGCAATCCCCAGAGGGCAAAGCCCCCGGGTCGCAAGCCCCCGCTGCTGAGGTGGCGGGGGCACCACGAGACGGAGACGAACATGAGCCATTGGGAAGCAGCACAGGGCGCCACCTACGAGTGGTACACGCCCGCTTACATCTTCGACGCGCTCGGAGAGCGGTTTGACCTCGACGTGGCACATCCCCAGCGCGACACGCACGTCCCGGCGCGGCAGTTCTTCACCGTCACCGACGACGGCTTGCGCTGCAACTGGCGCGGCTTCGTCTGGATGAACCCGCCGTTTGGTGGGCGCGGATCGCTTCGTCCTTGGCTGACCAAATTCTTCCAGCACGGCAACGGCATCGCGCTGACACCCGACCGCACCTCGGCCGACTGGTTCCAGGAGACTTGGGAGCGGTGCGACCTCGCGCTGTTCATGCCGAAGGTGCGGTTCATTCGACCCGATGGCTCAACAGGTAATCAGCCCTCGAATGGAACCTGTCTGTGGGCAGCGGGCGAGCGTGCTGCCGATGCTCTGCGCCGTGCCCATTCCCTCGGCATTCTCGCCAAGCCTGAAAGGATTGCAGCATGACCGCGAACATCATCCGCATCCCGAACCCCGAGCACGAGGCGCGCTGTGTCGCTGCCATTCGTCGCCGGCGCGCGAACGAAGCGACGTTCTGGGTGGCGCCGCGGAAGCAGGAGAAGGCAGCGTGAGCCACGATCCCATGACCAATAACACCCCCGAGGTAACTGCTGCGGATCGCGAGTTACTGGATGCCATTCGAGAGATCATCTCCCACGAAGAGAAGGCGGTCTGGGAAGGGGCTTTCGAGTACGCGATAGCCCGCCACCGCCACACCTCCACCACCGCACTGGAAGCTGAAAACCTGCGGCTGCGGGAGGGGATGCGCTTGGCTACGCGAGCGCTCCACAATTACGCTGATGCCTGCGGCTATACTGACAACAATGGAGAGCCGTACACGGCAAATGACCAGCACCACCCCGGCAGGCTGGCAGAGGCCACACTGGACCAAATCGCCGCCCTCTCCACCCCCTCCGAGGTGAGCGAGCCTGTTGCCGACAATGCCAAGGACTGGGAAATAACCCCGGTGCCCGAAAGTGCCGCGCAAGCAGCGGAGGAAGCGGCGCTGGGCAATTGGCCGAAGTCGGAAGACCGAGTTCTCAATAACATGCACCGAAGCAGGCGGTGCGCCTTCATGGAAGGATTCTACTTCGCACATCAGAGTGATGCGTCAATACAAGCCATTCGGGAGGAGAACCAGAAGCTGCGGGAGGCGGTCACAACGATCATCGGACGCTGCGAGGCGCTTGAGTACGAGGCGTCCGATCGGTTGGCAGCGGAGGACTACGGCGACATCGAGCGCGGGTATTTCAACGGCCAGAAGGCAACCGCGAAGTCACTGCGCCGCCACCTGCACGACATGACCCGCGCAACCCGCTCCACCCCCTCCAGGGTGAGCAGCCCTGTTGATGACGAGATCGGTGGGGAGAAGACGGTAGGCGAGGAAATCGCCGCGTCTGCCCATCGGTCCGACGTATTCCAGAAGCTGTCGTTTGCCGCCGTCACCGTTCAGGGGCACTTCCCGGCCGCCGCACAGATGATCCGCGACGCCACGGATAAGCTTCCGGATGCCGAGACGCTGTATCGCTTTGAGCAGTCCGGCACACTCCCATCCACCGGGGATGCTGTGCGGGAGGCGCTGCGGAAAACGCTGTACGAGGGCCTTTGTTGGTTCGGGACGCTTCCTGAGCCTGAGGGCGATGTGCCGGAACGCTACCATCGCTGGGACGATCTCTGCGAACTGGCAGACCGCCTTCTCGCCGCCCTCAACCCCACGCAAACTGAGGGAGAGGGGCGGTGAATAACCAGACACCCGACATCACCGGACTGGTGGAGCGCGTCGCAGACCTTGGGCTGGCCAATCTGGCGCAGGATGTCGGCCAAGCCCTCCAATCCTCCCACACCACCGGCTATACGCAGGGGTTACGTGATGCGGCGGAGAAGGCCGAGGCGTATGAACCGCTAGGTTATATGTCGGATCGGGAGCGCGAATACTGCCGAGACCATGGCGTCGAGATCTCCACTGCCATCCTCTCCCTCATCCCAAAGGAGTCCGATCATGGGTGAGATGCAGTGGCAGCCGATTGAGCAAGCACCAACGGATGGCTCTCCCTTCATCGCGGCTATCGAGGTTCACAACCTATCTGGCCAGCGCTGGTGGGAAATGCACATGGTGTGGATCGATGATGAAACGGGCGACATTCATCAGGATGCGGAATGCGGCTGGTCCTTATCAGACTATTCGCATTTCCATCCGGCTCCAGAGCCCCCTTACGCCCTTCTCTCACACAGGGAGGGAGAGGGATGACCAATCACCGCGCATTCGCGAAGCTCGATGCAGCGATTGACGATCTGCACGACAAGTCGCTCGCAATCGGAAAGCGCCTCGGCCTGCTAGAGGCGCACCGCATCGCCACCAAGAACGGCGCCCACGACATCGCGGCCCACATCATGGCCGAGTACCTGTGCAGGGTCGAAGCGCTTCGGGAGGGAGAGGGATGAGCGCAACACTACCCGACCTGGACCGGCGCCTGTCGCGGCGGATCGAGAGCGGCCGAAGCATCCAGCTAAGCCCGGAGGATCTGGACTTGTTCGTTGCAACCGGCGCTTATGACACCTTCCGCAAGGCCGTCGCCGAATACCAGAGGAACCAATGCCGCGAACGAAGCGCCCGAAGCCGCTCTATCAGCGGGGGGAATACAAGCTCTACCCCCGCGAAGGGCGAAACCTCGAGATCGTCTGGTACGATGCCGAACGCCAACGCGAGCGAAGCGCTTCGGCAGGTACAGGAGATGTTCGGGAGGGGCGGCTCGCACTAGACCGCATGTACCTCGCGGCGACCGGGCAACGGTTCTGCGAGACATGCGGGCGACCGTTCGATGGTGAGGCGGCCCCGCTGCTCAGCCTCGCGATCAAGGACTATCTGCTGCTGAGCGAGGACAAGGCGGGCTTCAAGGCAACCAAGGGCCGCCTCGCCCATGTGATCGACTATCTCGCCGCGACGAACCCGGCGGTCACTTGTGCCAGCATTGACCAGCGATGGGTTGACGGCTTCCGGAAGTGGCTGCTGGCAAAGCCGGTCACGCGCGGCAGCAAGACGACTACGCGGACGCTCGGAGCTGTAGAAGGATGCGTCCTCCAGCTCGCCGCCGCAATCAATGCCACGCCAGGCCAGCGGGCACAGTTTACCGCCGAGCAGCCGAAGAACGTCGCAGCCTCTCCCCGCTACCGGGCCGATGTGGCGACGATCGCGGCCATGTTCCGATTCTGCCTACAGCCGGCGGGAGAGCATATCCGCAGCGACAAAGAGCGCGACGTGTACATCGGCTACCGCGCTAACCTCCTGCGCTACCTCCGCGCCGCTGTGGCGACATGGGCGAGGCCAGAGGAGATATTCGACCTGGGCGAAGCACAGTGGACGCCTAGCGCGAGGGTGCTGGACCTGAACCCGCCGGGGCGCCGCCAGACGAAGAAATACCGGGGCCGCGTTCCCGTCGCCAAGCAATTCGCCCCGCACCTGGATGCGATGGGCAAGCGCTATATGCCGGTCACGACAATCCGGGCAAGCTGGGAGGGGATGCGCAAGGAGCTTGGCCTACCCGGTGAGCGCGAGGCTGGTATCAAGCTTATCCGCCGCTCCATGGCGACGATCGCGCGCCGCCGCGTCGGGGAAGCCAATTGGCGGCAGGGCGAGATGATGCTCGGGCACGTCAAGGCGTCCATCAGCGACATCTACGCGATACCCGATCCGGCCAACCTCGGGCTGGTGCTGTCAGCTACCGAGGCGATCATTGACGACATCGAGCGGCTTTGCCCTGGGGCGTTTGGGAAAGTGACTGTAGTCAAGCTTGCGGCTGGATAATGTCCGCTTGACATGCGGACAGATTGGGCGCATATGTTGCGTACAGGAGGACGCAATGGATATCGTTCAGTTCACCGCAGAAGATGAAGCAATGTTTCCGGTCCTTGGACCGGAATACGGAGCCAGCAATCGGCTTGCTGAAGCCATGACCGCCAAGTTCAATGAGGAGCACCTGAAGCCGCTGGTTGAGAGCGTCGCCGATGCTTTCCGGGAAAAGCTTTGGGATGACGTTCGTGATTGGCTGCTCGCTGATACGGAGCAAAATGTCGCCGGGGCAGTCCGCGACATGGTCGGCCAGACCATTGACGCGCTTTTAACCGGCAAGGAATGGGCAATGGCTCGCTATCCTTATGCAGACTACAGCCGGGGCGAAGAGATCCGAAAGGCTGTCGCGCGCCACGCGGGCGACACCATGCTGACACGCAGGGTCGCCGAGCTCGAGGCTGAAGTCGCCAAGCGGGACGAGACGATCCGCTATCTGCGCGATAGCCGCTACTAATGAGTTGGCGCGATTACCTGACGAAAAGTGAGACCCGCACGATCGCCAGGATTGAGAAGGCGCGGGCAGAGGTCGCGGCCATGAACGCGCAATTTCGGGCCATCGCCGAACGCGCCCGCAAGCGCATGAATCGCGATGCCGCTGACACTGAAAAGTGA